TTTGGAGAACTTGGCGTTTCTTCTTCAGGCCCTGCGGTGACACCTAAACGTCCATTGCTAAGTTCATTCGCAGCCTTGGATGCAGCGATAGCGTCGGCTTCGTTGCCCTTACCGTTTGCAACGTCTTGCCAAGCCCTTGCAGCAGCGTAATGCTTTTCAGCAATGGAGTAGTTTTCATTCCCGCCCTTATCGGCAGCAAAGTCACCGGTTTGCGTGTGGTCACGAGCAAAATCTGATGCTTCGCCACTCGTGTACTGATTCCCGCGAAAAGGGTGTCCTGCTTCATCACCCTTGGACACAGGGTAGTTGCTAACAGATTTCAGCAATTCTTCGGAATGAAAAGGATTGGTAGACACAGGGGAACCTCCTGCGGAGATGCTACTACGGGTTGCTTAATTTGCCTCTCGTAGCAGTGCTGTTAACGGCAGTCCGAGACGGTGCAGGGCTTCGTCTGGCACGAGGGTGTCTGATGCCCACGATTGGTAAATGCTCTCCGGGACAGAAAATCCGTAGTCGCCAATCTTGAACTTCGATTTGGATTCCTTTGGGTTGGTGGAATCCTTGCCTGCACGAAGTTCGGCAACATCTTCTTGGTCGAAGCCGGAACCTTCCAAACTGTCCAACTTCGCCAGCGATTTCACTAGCAGGTCGTTGTCGTAGGTTGCCTTGTCGGATATTCTGTTGTCAGCCACGACGATTTTGGTTGCTGCAACTTCATTTACGTCCACCCACACCACGGCGATTTCCTTCCAACCGAGTGCTGATGCTGCGGCTGCCGTGTGGTTGCCCTTCAGGATTTGGTTGGTGCGCCGGTTCACCACGATGGGCCGGTACTGGCCGAGGACGCGCAAACTTTCGCTGATGGCCCCGATGTCCCCTTCTCGTGGGTTGCCGGGGAAGCGACGGAGTTCGGACAGTGGCACGAGTTCGGTTTCCACCATCGTGACCTTCTGCTCATCTTCGACGGCAGAATTCTTCTCTTTCACCACTCGGACTTTTGGAACCTCTGGCAGGTCAAGTCGGTTTTTAAGTTCCCGGTTGATGGATGCTTTCTTGTCGCCCACCTCATCTTTCACGCTGGCGAGCCAAAGGTCGTGGAGCGTGGGGTCAAGTTGCCCGTAGAAATCACCAAGTTGGATTTTGACTGGTGGGTTCAGGTTGTCTGTCGGGTCTTCGTCTAGGAGCGTTGGTGAAACACCCCCACCTTCGGAGTTGTGCAGGCCGTCAAGTTCATCCAAATCTGCCAACTCAAAGCCCGTTCCTTCAAGGTCAGGCAGTGATTTCAGCATATCTAGCAACAAACTATTGTCGTAAGAAGCGATGTCGCTGGTGCGATTGTCGGTGATGAGGATGCGAAGTGCGTCATCTTCGCTGCCGTCGAAGCGTGTAATGGCGATGGTTTTCCACCCTAACGACTTGGCTGCTTTCCAAGTGTGCGTTCCGGCGATGATGGTGTCATTCCAAACCACGATTGGTGAATACTGGCCGTTGACCTCCAGTGATTCTGCGATGGCTGCCACATCTCCGAGGCGAGGATTGGCCGGATGAACGCTGATGCTGTCAATAGCCACATTTTCGGAACTGACGTTGATGGTCATAGCGTAAGCCTACAAGATTTCACTAAGCCAAGGATAGGATGGGATTTATGGCGAACCCGTTCCTCACTTCCGAACTTTTGAAGTGTGCGTCTCGCTACCCAGTGGTGAAGGGCGACCACGAAGGACACCCATTTCACGGCAATCAATGGGTTGAGGGTTACGGTGGCGTGCTTGACCAAGAAAATGTTGCACGCTTTGGCGCATCGCTCAACCATTTTTACACAAATGGCGGGTCAATCACTGATGCCACACCTAGCGAAATAGCGCAAGCAACGCAAGAAATCAAAGCCTTTTCGGTTGCTCACGATTATCACGACGGTGCTGGAATGATGCTTGAAGCACTTCAGGTGGGGGGCGACCACGTTTACATCGCCAGAGATGGTGATGGGAAGCCAGTAGGCGCACTTAGCGCCACTGACGCACAAAAGATTTCTTATTTCCATTTCATTGGCACAACAGGTGAAACCCGTGGGGCTGCAACCGCTTTAGCGCACACGGCATTTCAAGTTGCCGCCGAGAAAGGGAACAGCGTTGAACTTGATGCTACTGGCGAAGGCGCTGACTTCTGGGGTGCGCTTGGGGCGCACGTTGCCGACAACGAACTGACTTACTCGTGGAGTCCTGACGAGGTGAAGAATGTTGTCAAACTTCTAGGCGAGGCTGCCCGTGCTTGATTTCACTACAAACGCCTTACTTCAAGGGCTTGCTCGCTACCCAGTGGTGAAAGGCGACGTTCAGGGCCACGTTTTCCACGGGAATCAGTGGACTGGTGGTCAGGGTGGAGAGATGCCTGCCAACATCGCTGCGTTCCAAAGGAACCTCAAAGAGTTCTACGACGCTGGTGGAAAAATTGAGCGCGTAGACAACGAAAACAAGATAAGTGACCTTTACCACACATTCCTAGAAATGCGAGAAACGCCAGAATACAAGGCAATGGACGCTCGCCATCAGCAAGGCATCCGCTTTCTAGGGGAAGCAGCAATGTATGCCCACGCCAACTTCAGGGCTGCAAATAGTGAAATCAACCCCAACCAAATCGTTTCATCGCACTTGTTTGTTGCTCGCAACAAAAACAACGAAATAGTGGCTGCTGTAAATGTTGCCATTCACTCTCCCGACATACGCTTGGGCGACGGTAGCGGCCCGATACTTCCATCAGCCAGCATTGGCTACCTCGGCTCAACCGGGAAGATGCCCGGTGCTGCAACGGCACTAATGGAGCAGGCGATTCAGATGGCAGCCGATAAGGGGTTGACGATGACCTACCAAACGACAGCCGACAGCCATCCCTATCACGAAATGTTAGGCATTAAAAGGCTTAATGACCGTGGGTTAGAGGGATTTTCAGCAGAAAGCGCAGCCAAAATCGCAGCCCTTCCAAATCCCAAGCCAACCATTATCAAGGCTGAGGATTTCACTGTTGAGGCATTACTGCGACCCCTGAGCAACTACCCCGTTTCCAAAGTTGGCAACAACCCGGCGAGCAACAAGTCTTCGCTGCTGTCAGAAAAGGCAAACTCACTTCGGGTTTCCACCGATGGCGACCTGTCCGGCTCGGCTGCTGCCCACCGGAAATTGGCTGCTGAACACTCGGCTCTGGCATCACAACTGACTGGTGATGCTGCTCAGAAGCATCGTGACGCTGCAACTGCCCACACCGAGGCTGCTGACGAGATTGACGCTATCCGACCCGTTGAGGGTGGCTCTATTGCTTCCAATGCTCTGACCGGGGATAAGGCTCACGCTTTTGCTGGAATGGCTGCACGGGCTTCCAATGCTGCGCTCCAAGCAACCATCAACCAAAAGGCAATGCCTGTGACGAAGATGGTGGAAACCGACTACTACGGCCCTCACGCTAAAGAGATGCTGGCGAAGTTCGACACCCCACCTGTAGATTTCCGGGCGATGGGTGGATTCCACCTTGGATACGGAATTAGACATCAAGATATGGCCGACCAACTCCAATCGTTGGCGTACAAACTGCGTGGTGAAAACGGCAATGTTGACAACGCTGCCACTCGTGCGTGGATGCAGGCTTCCGTTGCACACCGAGATGCAATGCAAGCGCACTACACGGCTGGTCGAATCAACGATGCTGCTGCGTTTGCCAACACGAAGGTGGAAGGTGCAACCCCATCCACTCACCATTCGATGGGGAACTGTCGCTACGCCTCTACTGCTGCTGCTGATGCTTCCCAAAAGGCAGACGAAGCAACCGAGGCAGCCCAGAACATCGCTGCTGAGCCACAAGACGATTGACCCTAGACACATTTCACTGACTGAGGTAGAGTGAAGAAATGACTGAACTGCGTTGTCGAAATTGCGGGGCAAGCATTGAGCGCATTGTCCCCGGTTCCACCACTCCAAACCATTTCCGGCACAAGAACAAGGCCGTTGCCTGCGACTTGGATGATGTCGGCTCCCTTACTGCTGAACCGAAGTAAGGCATTTACAAAACTAAAGTAATCTTGGCAGTATGCGTGGCGACGAATTCACAACTGCATCACTGCTGAAATCTCTTTCTGCCTACCCGGTTTCCAAGGGCGATTTCGACGGCCACCCGTTTCGTGGGAACCAATACCGGACTGGTGAAGGTGGGTTTCCAAACGCCAAAGTGACTAGCCCCAAGGAATTCCTGTCGGCTTTCAGCAGTGCGTTCAAGGGAAATCCCTACTCTGCGTTCGTGAATCACTACACCCTCGCCCAAATTAAGGCCGAGAAGATGACCCCGCTTCTGTCCCCGGATGGTCGAACCGGCTGCCTCATCCACGACCACGGTGATGGTCGAATCGAAGCCACGGCTTTGTTCTCCAAGGGCGTGAGTGGCAGTGGTGCTGCAATGCTGCACGATGCCATTAAGAACCACGGGGTGAACTACGTTGAGTGTTTCGGTGAGCATCTCCCCCAAGTCTATGGTAAACTGGGGTTTAGAGATACCGAGGTGATGCCGTTCAACAAGGAGTACGCTCCCAGCGACTGGGACTACGAAAAGTTTGGCACCCCCGACTACCACATAATGGAGTTGAAGAACGTGACCAAGAGTGCTGATGAAAAGGCAATTCGTGACGCTGCCAAGGCAAAGATGAAGCCCGACCAGTTGAAGTACGAAGAAGCCCTGTGGCGCGCTGCTCAGGCCGTTCTTGGTAGCGACGAGAACAAGTAGGAATTCCAGCACCCTGCGATACTCTGGTATCTATGGATGCGTCTGATTTCACTAGCGATACCCTGATTCGTTGGGTCGCCAAGGCCGACCGCTGGAGTGGTCGCGACCTCGCAAGCGAGCGATTCCAAAAGGCTGCTCAGGCTCACATTCAGGCTGGCCAACTCTGGCAACGTGCTGCACACGCCTACGCCAGTGGTGATGAGGCTAACGCCAAGGTTCTGTACAAGCAGGCCCACGACGCTTCGGCCAAGGCAAAGAACCTGTCTGCTGAAGCAGAAATGATTTAACTAGTCTGTTGCAACCCACGCTCTGCGAGGCTGACAAGCAAATCACCAACGATTGAGCCTTCCTCGTCTTCATCTTCGTCGGTGCCGTCAATAGCCCTGTCCACGATGGAGCGTTTGTGCTGAATCAGGGCTGCGATGTCTTCGTCAATCGTGTCTGCCGTGAGCATTAGCCAAGCGGTCACGCTGTCCTTCTGGCCGATACGGTGGCAACGGTCTGCGCCCTGCTCCATATCGCTCGGTGTCCACCCCTGTTCGATGAACAGCACGTCGCTCGCTGCCGTGAGGGTCAGTCCCACTCCGGCTGCTTTGATGTTGCAAGCGATGACTTTTTGTTCGTCGGAGTTTTGGAAAAGGTCAACGGCTTCTTGACGCTTCTCTGACGAGATTCCACCTTGAATCTTGACCCCATTGGCGAAGTTGACGGCAATGTCATCCACCACAGTGCGATGCCATCCGAACACCACGAGTTTCTTGTCGTTGGCGAGAAAGTCTTCTACCCACTGCTTGGCGACCTTCATCTTGGCCTTCGCTGCCAGTTGCTTCAGGGTGCTGATTGCGACCAGTTGCTCTGCTGCTCTGGCTCGGAGTGCCTTCATCCACGCCTCTTTGCGGGCTTCCTCTGAACTTGCCCCGGATTCCAAGGCAAACTGCATTGCAAGTTGTGAAAGGTATTTCACAATATCGGCTTCTGCCTTTTTGTATTCCTTCATCACGGCTGCGTCGCCTTCCACCACCACGCTGCTCCAACGCTTTGGTGGCAGTTCGGTCAGCACGTCAGCCTTCCTGCGCCGGACATAACACATTGAGCGCAGTTTGCGATTGAGGGATGCGAGGCTTTTCGCACTGGCTCTGCCGTAGACGTTGCGGAATGACGATGCACCACCAAAGTCATCCAGTCGGTGAACGATGCGAAGTTGGGTCATCAGTTCCAACGGCTGGTTGACGATAGGCGTACCGGACAGGCAAACACGAACGCCGTTTTCCACCACTTTGTCGGACAACTTGATGGCTGCCTTGGAACGCTGGGCTGCGCCGTTCTTGACGTAGTGGCTCTCGTCTAGCACGATGCCCTTCACTGAGGTGAAACGCTCTACCCAGTGGGTCAGAATGTCGTAGTTGCAGATTATAATGATGGGATGAGCATTAGATACAGCACTGATGAACTCGCCAACGCCGTCGCCAGACGAGAACGAGGCGACAACATCAACGAAATCGTCAAGGACTTCCCCGGATACGTCCACAATGTCGCTGCTTTCCAAAAGCGACTGGACAACTTCGCCAACCCCAAGCCGAGAAATAGGCGATTTGAGGGTCGCACCCTGAACCTGCCGGACGATATTGCCCAACTCGGATACATCGCTGGAATCGTTGATGGCGAGGGAAGCATTTCCAAATCCGGCAAGGCTTGGACTATTGTCGTTTACAACACTGACAAGGGTTTGATGGACTGGCTTTCCAGTTTTGGTGGTCGCAGTTATGTTCGCACGTTCGTCAAGGAGCCGCGCTTCCCTACGAAGCGAACTCAATACGGTTGGGTCGTCGCTCGTCAACTTGATGTCTTGTATCTTTCTGAAAAGTTGGAACCTTACTTGCTCATCAAGAAAGACCGAGCGAGGCAGGCTCAGGCGGAGATTAGGCTTCGTGGTTCCTTCAAGGATGACGGTTCCGGCCTCTCCTAACCAGTTGTGGGCTTCACGCTCCCAGTTGAATTTCAGGCTTGCCGGGCAGATAATGACTGCTGGAAACGATTGGGTGGCTTGCAAAATTCCAAGGCCCTGACAGGTCTTGCCGAGGCCCATTTCATCACCAACGATGACCCCACCTTCACCGGTGTTCTTCGTGCGCTCCCACACGCCTTCGCTGGTGTGTTCCCATCCCATTGCTCGCAGTGCATAGGCAACCCCGGCACGTTGGAACGGAAACAGTTGCAGTGTTTCACTGCCGAATCCCTTGATGGTGATTTGGGCATCTTTGGCAGCCGAGGCTTCAATGATTTCTTGTACGATGCTGGCTTCGTCAACGAGGCGCACTGCCTCAGGGGACATTGCAGCGTTAAACTCCTTGGAGAATTTCAGCACTTCGTCTACGGATTCGATGGGGACAACCCAAGTCCGTAATGCTGGTGACCACGACGAACCCGGCATCTGGCGCACTGCGCTGAGCAGTTGAGCGTCGTAGGTGAACGAGATAGCGAAGTCCCGGCCTTGAACCGAAATCTTTGGCCCGGTGGTGATTTCTACCTCAGGCAGTTCCAACACGCCCTTGGACAGTTCAATGTTGTAGTCGCTCGCCAGTTTGCGAACGATGCTGACCGTCTCCTTGGGGACAACCCACGTCTTGTCTACGCCATTCCACCTACGACCCGGAATTGAGCGCACAGCATCTACGAGCGATGGGTTGTAGTCAAACGCCATCACGATTTCGCCGTTGCGGAATACTGCCTTACCGATGTAGTCGGGGTGTTCTGGCTTGGGCGCACTTTCCAGCAACGCCTTGGCTCGCTCCGTGACCGGGACGTTGTTCTGCTTCGCCCAGTCCAGCACCGAGCCGTACTTGCTGACCGAAACCTGCCAACCTCGCAGTTCACGGTTCCACATAGCGTTGAGCGCACCCTTGGGATACGCCGAATCACCATACGGCAGGAAGACGAGAATCTTGCCAGCCTTTACGTCAACGGCACGGACAAACTTCTGGCCCTTGACCTTTGACGGCTCAGGAATAGCGTCGTAGTCAATTCCACCACTAGCAAGTTGGCCTCGGTACTTGGAAAGCATCTCCCACGCTTCACGCTGGGAACCTTCGCTCCACGCTTCAGGGGAGATTGCTGCGAGTGCCTTACCGAACCGACTGTCGGGGCCATTGAACCCCTTGGCATCTTGCTGAACCGCACCATCGCAGTTGGCAGCGAGATACTGGACAGCCTTGGCTAGCAACTCACTTGTCGGCATAACCCCACTTTAGCATAGGGTTGTGACAACTACAAGTATTACTTAGTTTCCCGGTTGTGGTGCTTGTACAGGGCTTGGTCAGTCGTGCCTGCCCATTCAGCAATCTTGCGCCACGTCACGCCGTGTTCGCGGAGACGGGTGACGGTCTGGCGACGCTCTACGCCCAGTGAAATAACTGCCTTCTCGTGTTCACGCATCTGCTTGCAGACATCCTTGATGTGGCTCAGAAGTGCAGCGACCTCTGCTGAAAAGCCTTCATCCATCGGCTGGCGTTCGGGGAGTGGGGTCACGGGTTCAGTCATTGTTCTCCTAGGGGGTAAAGGGATTTCACTGCTGGGGATTGGATGGATGTCGCTTCTTGGCTTCTTCTATGTGTTGCTGGTGAAACCAAGGGCCGGACAAAAAGAAATGGCGTGGGCCACAGACGGGGCAGTAGCCGTTCTCGTCGGTAGGGTCATCAACTTCTTCCACATTTGGAAACCCTACTACACGAATACCGGTTCAGTCACAGGGGTAGTGGATTTCACCTCATAGGCCACTGACAATCCAAAACACAGGCCAGTACACCGTTGGGTCGTTGGTTGAACCCCCCGATGCCCCACAGAACCTCGTGTAGTGAATCACCACGTCATCTTGACCCTGCCCCGGCCACGTCAGTTCTCTGTGGAAGACCGAACCGTACCGGTAGTTCACTGTGGTGTCAGGGTACATATAGTCGTAGGCGCACATTTTTGCGTTGGAGAACGAAGTCCACGGCCCCATAAGGCTTGGTGCAGTTGAAATATGGACAATTCTTCCAGCCGACAGCATTGAAATGGCGACGTAAGTTCCATCTTGGGTGCGTTGGGTGAAATACATATCCCCACCACCGTAAAAAGAACCGAATGGCCCAACTGGATACATCAGGGTGAACAGTTGCTGGTCGCCACTCTGAACAACGTCTTGATGCACCCATCCCGAAGTTTGCGGCTTTGTGGTGGAACCGTTGTTGACGTACACGAACGAGTTGGCTGGTGTTCCAGTCCACGTTCCCGCGTTTGGCCCAAGGTAGTACTCAACATTTCCAAAAGGATTTGCAGTGAAAAGGTCTGTATAGGGAATTCGTGTCCAGTACTGGCCGTACAACCCATAGACGTAGCCATCACCACAACACGTTTGGCCACTGCCGTTCACCCAAGTGTTGTTCGGGTTGCTGTAGAAAGAGAACCCACCAAGGCGTTCCGGGCTGGCAGTAACACTTCCCAATCCTGCTGCAACAAAAAATTGCATATTGCTCACATCAGGAGCAAGGAGTTGGTTGGTGAAATAGTTCGATGGCTCTTGGAGTGTTGTCCAAATCCAATCTCTTGGATGGTTCAACGCTGCCGTGTAGAACGTCAGCGTCGTTGTCGTACTCGTTGTGGCTGGAAGATTCATTTGAAAGGTTCCAGCAGCAGCAATGGGAGATGCAGTGACGTTGAGAACGTCAACAATGGTTGAGTAGGTGATTCCGGTGCCGTAGATACGGTAGTTCTTTTGGATGGTGCTTCCAAGAAGCGACGGGTTGGAAACTTGAACAGTCCTGCTCCCGGCAGTCAACGTACAGGTTGCCGTTCCAATTGTGGTGAAACCACTTGTGTTGATGACGTTCGACACCTGCATTAGTTGGCCACGGTTTGCAGTGGCGCAATCCATAAACTTTGCTCCACCTCCGATGTAGATGTAATCGCCAGCGACAACGTACGGGCCGTCTGGGGTCGTAAACGTTCCTGACAAGTGTGGTGGAATGTATTCAGAAGGAGCAGAAGTGTCCCGACCCTCACGGGCGTAAAAGCCGAATTGGTAGTTGGAGTTTCCACCAAATTCTTGCGACGCTGCATAGTTCGGGTCGTAAGAACCGGTTTGCAATGTCAGCGTTGAGTGAACGTAGTTTGCCTGCTGATTCCTAGATGGGTTGATGTCTGTTGCTGGGTACGAAGACCAGTCAGTGTCTTTCCAAAGGTAAATGGTGGCGTTAGGAACTCCCATCGGCCCTAAGTCCATCGTCACTCCACCGTCAGCACCGTACCACCCGGCTCCGACGTTATGGCTTTGGACATTGAAGTACAGCGTTGGTGTTGATTGCAACGTCCCTTGGTAGTAGCCGTTCCAATTCGTGGTGAAAGTTTGCGCTGCCTGATTGACGCTTGTAATAACCGTTGGTGGCGCAGTACTCGTGCTTGCTCCACTGCTTCCATCCGAAAGGAAAGGAATGGCTGTCCCGTTAAGGGCGTTTCCACCAAAAACTGGTTGTCCTACAGCAAAACCAAAACCTGATGAGTATTGAGCAGATGCCCCGGCGAGCCTCGTCAGCGAAAACGACGTGCCACTTGCAGAAATCCCCGTCAATGTCAAGGCTGCCTTGTTCGTTGACGTATTCGGCAACTTGTACGGGGGCTTTCCAGCAGAGTTGTACCAAATTGGGCTTGCCGTCGAAGCATAGGGCGGCCCCGAATTACTGCCGGGGTTCATAGTCCCAGCCATATCCCACAATGGTGCTGAAAGCACGATTTGCACTTGCGTCGTTACTGTTCCAATACTTGCGCCTGCTGGCCATTGACCCGTCACTGAAAACGAGTACGCAGAATTGACGCTGGCAAGATTAGCAATGGTGGACGATGCCACAGATTCGTTGCTGGCGACGGTGCTGATGACTTGGGTGTACGTTGCCCCAGAACCAGAACCGTTTTGGGTAAATCCAAACACCTGAACCAAGGCCATCTGGTCTGCGCTCAGTGGCGTGGTGGAACCATTGAACACCCACGGGGATAAAGGACTACCGGTAAGCGTAATGGTGCTGTTCGTCGCACCGGTTGTCAAAACGCCAATCATCTGCATTATGAAGACACGTCTTCCATAATCGTCAAGTTGTAGTAACCAGCGTACTGGTCGGTGATGGCCGAAATCGGGCCTTGATAATAGGCACTTGACCAACTCCCCCCATTTGGAGCCAAGTAAATACCGGAGCCGTAAATTCTGGGCAAATTTCCACCAGCATTAAACCCACCGTTTCCAATTTGAGGTCGGTAGTTGTAGGTGTTGCCATCATTTCCAATCGCCAGTGAAATCCGAAGGGGATTTGTGTTCCCACTTTCCAAGCCAGCAATTGTGCAGTCGGTGTAGCAGAGGCCCAAGAACACGTTGACTGGGCTGTCGTTGACGATGGTGATGTTTCTGCGCTTTGGATTTGCCGGACAAAGTGTCGTTTCCCACGGGTAGGCATACGCACTTTTCGGTGCTGAAATGTAATTGTTGGAGCCATCAACGATGGCCGGGAAGCGGTATTGAGGGTTGCTGGGGTCGTAGTACAAATCCCCCTGAGTGCCTAAAACGTAGAGGTGCTGAATGTATGTTTGGTTGAGGCCGGTGGCGTAAGGGGTCTGCGACATTCCCAAACTAACGTGTTGCAAATATCCTGCAAAGATGTTGAAAAGATTGTTCGTCGGGTTGTTCGTCGGCGCAGTGAAAAGCGACAGGTTTGTTGATTGGTGACCGGCTTCGCTCGCCAACGTGCCAACATATGAATAAATCTGAACTCCGTTAGCCCAGACCGTCAATTCGGCTTGCCCACTTGGGAAAATCACATTTACGTTGACCGTGACCATATAGGTGTCGTTCTGCGACACCGAATCGTTGAGCGAAGAAAAGAAATTTGACGGGTCAAGAATTTGCGAAAAAACCTGCACCAAGTAATTCTGAGTGTTGGTGTTTTGGAAAATTACTTCGTACTCGCCGCCCTTGTTGAGGATTCGACCAAATGAAAGCGAACGGTCTGCGACGGACACGTCCACACTGGAACTTGACACGTTGACAACGTTGGTAAGAGTGAGGTAAGTGGTCGAACCGGATACGGAGACATTAGAAATGCCAGTTCCGGGTGGGATTCCAGCACCAGTAATTTGAACCCAGTTCGTCGGTTGAGTAGGGGAGTAGTTGTTGACGTAGTTGTACAACTTCCCAACTCCAAAACCCGAACCGGTGTTTCCACCACCAAGGTCGGAAGTTGAAACGGCAGCAGTAGTTACGCCCCCAGTGGTGCTGAACGTCGCATTTTTTCCCTGACAGAAGTACGGCGTTGGCGATGCTGTGACTTGAATCCAAGCGTTGATGGCGAGGTTGCTAGCAGAATAACGACTGAGGGTCGTTGTGTTGCCGACAACGATTCCACCACCAGCGTTGTAGACCGTCGAACCAGCAGTTACAAAAACCGAGTGGTCGTTTGGCCTGCCCGGAAGAATACTGGGTTGGTAGGTTACTGCGTATGTTGAATTGTAAGTTCCGTTGAGAAGCGAACCGTAAGTGCTGGAATTGACTGCCGTTGTCGAAATGTCACCGAGCGACCAGTGAGCGATAAGGTCGTTGGTGGAATTGTTGAACCCACCATCCATTGCGTTCGTTAATGCGTTTGGCGACCAGCCCGTGCCGGTTGCCGTAGAGCCAGTCGGTGCTGAAGTTCCCGTAGACAGGATGGCGTTTTGGTAGTAGTCGTGCGTGAGGCCTGTAAGGGTGACGCTCATAGTTCCCAACCCACAAGAAGTCCATTGCCGGGAGCAGTGGTCGAAACTGCCGTGAACCAACCCGTCGCGGCAGTCACGAAGATTCCACCATTTGGATTAAGGCGCACCCCTTGGCGTAAAGTTGCAGGAGCAGTCGAACCGCTTGCACCGTAACCCAAGTAAATGACGTTTCCCGTGGTGCTGACGTTTTGCAGAACCAATTGCTTTCGACTGGAGTTTGCAGGAACGACAAGAACTGATTGGTAGGTCGGGAACAATACTGAAATCGCAGCCATTAGACCTCCACGAACGTCAACATCGCAGTTGAACCACTGAGCGTGATGGCCGAGATAGTTCCACCATAGATGTAGGTGTTCCACGACTGTCCGGGATACAATTGTATTCCGCTTCCTGTGGCTGCCGTAGAACCAAGGGCTAACCAAATTGTGTTGGAGGGGTCAATGTTGGTGGCCGTGAATTGCTTCCTATTGACGTTGGTAGATAGCACCGTTACGCCAGAACCAGCGTTGTACGAGACAATGGTGGAACCTGCCGGAGTTGCTGCCGAAGATGTCGTTGCCGGTGGCCCTGCTGGGCCGGTTGGCCCGATTGGGCCACCAGATGCCCCAGTTGCCCCTTGTGGGCCTTGCTGAAGCGTGAAGTTGAAGGCGTAAGAACCAGATGTACCAGTGATGCCTACGCTTGGAGTTCCTGTCGGGCCGGTGCTGAAAACTGTTCCAATTGAAAACGTCGCTGCTGGGCCGACAGAACCCTGAGGGCCGGTGGAACCAGTTGCCCCCTGAGGCCCAGTAGCCCCAGTCGCACCCTGCGCTCCGACAACTGCTGTGACCCACGTTCCAATCGTTAGCGACAAGCCGTTGGTGATGTTCGACGTACTGCCAACCGTGATGGTGCCAGTTCCAATGCTGGAAATTGTCGTGTTGACCCCAGAAGCAATGACCGACATCGAAATAGCAAGACCTGATGTGCTGCTGACCGGCACGACAAGTCCTGTCGGGTTGCCTGTCGTCACGGTTGCTGCTAGTGAAAAGTAAGCGAGTTGGGTCATTCTGGGCCTAGATGTTTGCGCTCAGGTATTCAAACAATATTTGCGAACCGTTGATAAACGCGACACCACCAGCAGTAGACAATTTCAGTGCCGTGTTGCCGACAACGTAAGTGACGGAAAAGGTGTTTCCAGCAGTCAACTTCTGCGTGTAGGAATCTGATTGCGTTGTCGTGTAGCCAGAGTTGGTAACGAGGGTAGAAGCGAGGTTTGGGCCATTACTCCCAATAACTTTGGCGTTGAAGTTGGTATTGACCTGTCCAGTTGCAACCCAATAGGTGGAAATTCTGTAGATGCCAGTTGTATTCACGGTGAAGACCGTTCCAGTCCCATCAACAGAAATGGTTCCCGTGTAGTTGTATGCAGTGGTGGAACCAGTGAGCCAAGAAAGCGTCGTGCCATTCAAACCGGCAGTTTGCGTTGCGCCAGCAGTTGCGCCACTTACTGAAAACACTGCACCCATCCACGTCGGGCTAGTTCCGCTTGCTCCTGTCGGGCCAGTCGCTCCCGTTGGGCCGGTTGCTCCAGTTGCTCCGGTTGAGCCTGTGGCTCCTTGCTGAAGTACAAAACTCAGCGCAAACGTGTTGCCGGTCTGGGAGACGGAGACTGACGGACTTCCCGTTGGGCCAGTACCGGTGACGGTTCCAATTGTTGCAGTCGGAGCCGGGCCTGTTGGCCCCTGAGTTCCGTTTCCAGCAGCAGCCGTGTTGAGCCAGAGCATCAACGTGTTGCCCGGTGGCAGCGTTCCAGTAAAGATGTCGGTCTGCCCGGTCACGGCGAGGCTGACAATAACTCGCTTATCCAAAATCTCGTTGGTGGTGATGCTTGTCGTGGGCGTGGCGTTCGTGCCTTCGACGTAGATTTCAGCGAGCAGCACTGCGTTGGCAGGCAGGTTCGGCTTAATCGGGGCTGCCGAATCGTTCGTGAACTGCCAATTCGCCGTGGTTGAGGCGTTTCCAGCAAGATAGTTGTAGACAACTGCCGAGCCACTCCAAGTGGCGTACACGATGTCTCGTCGGTCACCGGTACTGGCTGCTGAAACCACTACCGTGCCGGAGTTGGCCGAGTAGGAAGAACCTGCGATGGCGATTACACCACTCGCAATCCCGACGGTCATCCCTGAACTTGGGGTCACGGCGCACCCGGAGATGACACCGGTAAGTGCTGAACCTGCCGTAATCGCTGCGAAATCAGTCGAATCTACAACCGACTGCGCTGGGTAGTTCGTCGGATTCTCGTAGGTCGGGAAGTTCATAGCCTCCCTATGATACTTCGGAAATTGTTATTTCTAAAGCATCCTTGCCGAACTTCGGCACCAGAAACGTCAATTTCAGTACCACGTTTGCGTTGTCATCCAGCAAAACTCCGGCATCAACGAGGCCGTCAACGGCTGCCTTCACTGCTGGAAAACAGTTGCCAACATCCTGCCGGTACCGAGCGTTCAAAACGTAGGGCTGGGCCACCACTTCTATTTGTTCCAAATGTGGAACCATAAATTCTTGGGCCAGTTCGCAAAAGGCCTGTCGCCACTCTTTCACCAACTTGGCTCGCTGCATATGGTGGAGCGTTCGTTCCTTGTTGAGCGTCCAAGGGCGTTCAGGGTATTCCAGCGTCCAACTCATAATGCAATGACCTTAAACGGTTTGCGAACGTAGGTGGTGTGGTACATCGCTGCCGACAGGGACAACTTTATGCGGCTCTGTGGTGATAGGTCATCCATTGTTTCCAAAACGTGCAGGGCTGCGAGAGCAGCAAGACCGCCGGAACCGATGGCGTTGTAGCGTTCCGAGGATTTCACTAAAGAGAAGTCCGAGCCGATTTCCCAGACCCCTTCCAATCCAACGACGAGTACGCCCCAGTCTGGTGATATTGGGAAGCCCGACTTCTCGCTTTGAGTGATGAGGTAGTCCCGGAGTTGCCGAGGTTCGCCCAGACCGCTTTGGTGAACGAGTTCCATAATGCGAAACGAGCCGGACACTCCGACGAGCGTGTGGTGTTCTACTGACTTCCAAACCTTCTGGTTAGTCGTAGTGATTGCCGAGCCTTCGTCAAAGGCTCCTGAATCGCCGCCGATGACTGCGTTTTCACCATCACTCCAACCGCAGATTACCGTCATAGGACAAGCCTACTTCCGGTTGCGATGGAAGACCGCGAGGCCGAGGATGGTGTTGATGATGGCACAAATCGTAGTAATGGTCATACCTACTACGGTGTCCGTCGTTTTCGACGGCGCACTCAGTTCTGTTCGGCTGTGTGCTTTCCACCTGCCACAAACGCTTGCCCGTAACTTCCCCACTTCGGGGTTGTCCAGCCACAAGTGCAGAACGGCTGGAACAACTCACGGTTCATCATCTGGCTCTTGGTGGCTTCGATGGTGATTGCGTGATTTCCAACCGGGGTTGGGGTGGCCTTCTTGCGCCCAGCCATTACTTCGATACTCAGTCGCCGTAGTAGGACCAGTCGGGCTCTTGATGACCGTTCGCAATGTCGGCATCAAGGTCCGAGCCAGTGCCGTTGGCGGCGAAAAGATTAGCGACAGCATCCTTGTAGGTTCCTACCTGCTTGCCGGTTCCCAACTCGTAGATAGGGTCACTCAAGGAGTGTGGCGTTCCATCTGCTTCTTCTTTGCCAGTGGTGGAGAAACTCAGACCGGGAAAATCCCTTCTGTCCGTACTCAAGTCATCGGTGTACGTCAACACCTTTTGGGGCGACGCACGCAGCGTGGTGTCAATGTGGTTGCCATCGTCCGAGCCTTGAGCGTGAAAACTTATCTCTCCGTTGTGTTCAACTTCGATTTCACCGTTGCTAATCCAGAAGGGAAGGCCATCTTCTGCTCCCCCTCGCCTCACGAGGAAGGTGGAACCGTTTCTCCCCGGCTCTACGTGAAAGTCGGGAAGATTGGGGAAATAGGGGTTGAGTGGCTTAGGGGCTGTACCGCCCGTCTCTTCCTTTGTCCACTGGTTTCCGTGAAATTCGTGGCCGGGCAGGTCGCCCTTCTTGATAGCGGTAAACGCCTTACCAATGGGGTCAAGGTTGTCGGGATGGAATGGGTTGGTGTTCATAATCTAATCCTACCTTAGGGGTGTGACATTTTCAAGTGCTGCTGAATGGGCATCGAACAACTGTTGTGGCGTGACGGTGTAGATATCTCCCAAGTCAATGTAGAAGCCACCGAAGCGCAGTGCCTCGCCACCGAGTGCTGAACAAATCCACGAGCCGGGGCGACGGAACGCCACAAACCACTCAGGGGTCAGCACGTCAATCGCAATGCAAGCGATGGTGAGCAAGCCATAGGGGTCACCCAGTTGGTCGTTGGCAAACTCGGCCACCTTGGTCGGGTCGCAGTTGACAGGTGGGTGCAGCACCGTGACCAGTTCGGCAGCATCGGAGATTTCACTGAACCGGGACAGGATGATGCCGTGGACTGGAGTGGCTTGGACAACGAGGATGCTGTCGTAGGTGTCGCCAGCCTTGACCACCGTAAAGACGTGGTTGTAGGTGGTGTGGTGGAACTTGATGCGCTCGCCAATGCGGATGAGCCGACCTACTTGCCCGTTGGTCTTGGCGTAGCCCGTGTCCCCCACTCGGATTTCACTGGGATGCAGGTTGATGGAGCAGGGAATGGAAGTCACACCAAAATGCTACAGCCGAGTTTGGAAAATGGCGAAAGCCCCACCCAAAGGTGAGGCTCGTCGCTTTACTGCTCTCACTACCCAGCCCCGAAGGTTTAGTCTGCCTGCTTAGTTCTCCCCGATGTTGCTGGTTCGCCCCGTATGACAGCACCGGATAATGGCACCGCAGTTCTCGGTTTCATTCGATAAGTCTGGCAGAACCACCCTGCTCGCCCACACGCGTCCAAGTGGAAGGGTAAGCCCAGCCTGCCAGCCTGCTCGCGCTCGTCACTCTTTGGCGTAGAACTCAAATTGGGATTTCCCGTTCTAAGCGGTAGCCCCACCTCACAACGGTGCCTTAGAAGCCCGTTGCCCAAAGTGGTTCTCCACACCCATCGAATGGTGACTTGTAATCTCTAGGCGAGGTGCGAGTAAGCAAACGTTGGGTTTGTGCTAGCCGAAGCAACAAGGCCTACCGCACACCCCCTAGAAACTACAAATCGGTTTTCAAGGAACTCCGTAGAACCAACTTCGCCCTACATAAACCAGTGTACAGTACCGGTGTCACAAAGTCAAGTCATTTCCAAAACTTTTTTTGGTGATGTTGGAAGCCTAAAGTTTTAGGCCGTACTGCTTGGCGAGCAAGGGGTTGTCTTCGACCCATCCGTTGTGGAAGTCACACAAGGTGATGACGTTCTCCATATTCAAGATGTTCTCGTCGGTGCGCCCTGCCTTGGCCCGGCTCAGAAGTTCGTGGCCGTGGATTTCACCGAAGCATTTTGGAAGTCCAGCGTTCGGTGGAGCGTACTCAAAGAACCGACACTCCCAAGTCCGGGGGTCGCCAAACTTTTCCACCATTCGCTTCTTGCGTTCGACGTTGACCTCACGGCGATGGTCGCTCACTGGCTTCAGTGGTGTGCGCTTCATCACTTTGGAAGCCTTGACTGCTGATTCTCGCTGGGTTGCCTGCCACCGATTTGCTTGGCTGCGCTTCTTGGCTCCGTCGCAGGCTCTACAGGCTGGTGAATAGGCTCCCGGCCTGTCTCTGCGCTCCGTGAAGTCGCTCAGGGGCTTCCACTCGTTGCACTTACGGCAACGCTTCTTGTCGCTCACTTCTTGGGGCGCAGGTGGCTCGTGCGCAAGGTGACGAGCGCAGGGTCAACGCTCCGGGTGCGGAAAATGTTGTTTCCACCAGTGATTCGCAGTCGGCCATCCTTTTCGACGGCACGGAAGAAGAACTTGCCCTTGGTTTCACCTTCAATCCAAACTGGGTGGTCGGTTTCTACTTGCGTCCAATCAGTCATTGTTGTCCTCTATGGTGAAAGGGAGCGTCAGGGCGAGGGGGAGACGGCGAAGTGACCACCTCGCCCCGACTATTCCTACCCATTTGGGTAGGCGTTCTAGTTGAACACGTCAAGCGAGCGAACTGTTGTCGGTGGTGATTTGGTTCGCCACCGTCGCTTCGTCAGCCTTGAAGGTCGTGCAGTCGTTCCCGAAGGTATTGAAGTCGGAACTGCTGTTGCTGCTCAAAGCAGTTTCACCATCGGCTGCGACGGTTTGCAGGTCATCCGACAAGGTTTGAATGTCGGCGTTGAGCGTGGGGTCAGGCGAGTTCTCGTACTGAGCAATCTGCGCTGCATCCTGTCCGAGCGACGAGAAACCGTTGGAAGCGGTCAGTTGGTCGTTGTTGCCGAGGGCGGTTGAGGTGCTGTTCCAGTCGGCCTGCACTTGGCTCCACACCGGGGAGAAGCCAGCCTTCCACGACGAGTAGGACTGCGTGTTGCTGGTCGCTCCACTGTTGGAGTTAGAACTGCTGCTCCCACCGTTGTTGGACTTTCCACCACCGGATGCTGCGCCGATGATGGCGAGAATCACGATGACTGCTGCCACGATGCCGACAATCTTGATGGTGTTGTTCGACTTCTTCGCAGGGGGCGCAGGGATGTAGGTGAACGCTCCGGTTGGGGATTCGTTCGGGGATGGGTTTTGGTCTTGGCTGGTCATTGCTGCTCCTTGGTTTGGCCGTTAGGCGTTGCAAAAGGACACGATACAAGGGTTGAGCATCAGTGTCAAGTGCCAGTTGCTAGTTCTGCTCGCTCGTTAGTGGAAAGTTGTGCGATGCCGGAAGACAAGCCTGTGGAGAGTACCACTTTCTTGTCGCCCTGCTGCTGATACTCGCCGTAAATCTTGAAGAACTGCGCTCGTGTCGCTGTCACGTTCTCGTTGTGGCAGATGTCCCACCACCCAACGGTTTTCACTGCGCTCGCAATGGCCGGGTGCGACCAGTTGCAATTTTTTGTCCGAATCGCATCTGCGACTTCAGCCCACGCCATCTCCGGGCTTGGGGCCAGCATCCCGCAGATTTCAGCGCACGTCGAACGGAGTTCGGCAATGGTCGGGGGCCACTTCTCGGTCATCGCCCACTGCTTCGTGGCTCGCTGCACGATTTCACCGTCAATGTCCCCAAGGAGTTCGTAGTACACCTTTGGGAGTTCTTCTGTGATTTGCCACTTTGGGTACGCTGCTGAAAGCACGGCCAGCACTTGGGCGAGTTCTAGTTTCGTCAATGGTCTTCTCCGTCCAAGAATCGTTGCAGGATGTTGATGGTTCCACCACTGCCGGGTCGCCCCTCGGCCAATCCCGCGCCACCCGGAAGGTAATCCCGCCAACGCTCGTTCGGCCCAAGGAAGGTGGAAAGCATCATCGTGAACTGCGGGTCAGCGTTGCGGCGAAGGAGCGCGTAGTTTTCGGCTGCGGTCAAGAGTTCGCTCGGTGAAATCCCCTCGCGAATTCGTGCTTCGTACTGCTTGCCAGCAGTGGTTTTGTTTGTTTTTCGCGGGTAGACGAGCCAGATTGCTAAAAACTCTGGGCTGTAGGGGTGCCGTTCCCGCTTTTTCCTTGATTTTTCAAGGATTTCACTGGAATGAACAATATCTTTTTCTATCTTCAGTTCTTTCTCTCTATATATCCTTTCTTCTTGTCGGAAATACCGGTTACCGGTTTCTCCGTATCCGGTAAACCCGGAACCGGTCAAGTCATTTTCCCAACCAAAGGGGATGTCGTAGACCTCGTAGTCGAATTCACCAAGGGTGCCATCCTCTTGGCGCACCTGCGTTGTCTTGACGTACCCAGCAGATTTCAGTTCGGCAAGCAGGTTGTAAATCTTGTCCCTCTTGGCGTTGGGACTTTCTTTCGCCAGTTGGCGAGCGTGGACTGACCAGTGCGCTGGCTTGGAGAGCAGGTAGATGAGCAGGCCGCGGGCTGACCAACTCAGGTCGGCATCACAGATAGCCGCGTTGGTCACGATGGTGAAGTTCTCGGTGGGGTTGGCTGTCCGACGAATCATTTGGTTCTCCAATCGGGTGGGGCGAAGAACATACCGTCTTTTTGCGCTCTGTGCAGAGAAGCCCCGTGAGCGTTCTCGGTGCCGGGGACAGGAATTCCTACCCCCCGACACTTTGAACGCCACACGGGGCAAATTAGCCGGGTCTGGTGAAGCCCTACAGGGCTACGGCTAGCCCTCGTCTTCCTCGGAAGACGCTTCGCTCGTCAGCGCGGCCAGTTCGATTGCTGCCTCGGCCACGTCGTTCACCAAGTCCATCGCCTCATCGAAGCGGGACTTGGGCATCGCTGCCACCTTGGGCAGTCCCTTGTCTGACCACACGGCCTTCAGGGTGCGACGGCTTTCCGGGGAGAGCGCACGGATGCGCCCATCCAGCAGGTCACGCTCGTTGCTGTCCACGATGGGGTCACCGGCTCGGAGCCACGACAGGAACGTCTCGGCACCCTCCTTGGCCTTGCCAGCGTTGAACACTTGGTCGGCCAGCACCTCGCATCGGGTCTTGCCCACGATGGTTCGGTGGTCGGTGTCCATTTCCAGCACCAGCGTGTACTCGTATTCGATTCCGTCACGCTGCTGCGGAGCGAGGCCAACCTTCTTCGGGCTGATTTTGCCGTACTCGTTCTTCTCCAGTGAGTACTCGGTCTTGGAGCGCATCGTGGTGATGATGTGTCCGTCGAACGCGAGGATGGCATCCACCATCCGTTGCTGGATAGGGGTCGCTACCTTCCAACCGGCGAAGTTGTTGCCCTTGGCTGCTGCACCGGCTTGGTCAACGATTTCCAAGATTCCACCTTGGCCGTTCCAAAAGTGCGTGAGGCTGTCAATCACGACAACCGCGTAGCCTTCGTTCTCGGCAACCTTCAACGCCTCAATGAGACGGTCTGGGTGGTAGGGCGCGCTCATCGAAAGAGCGTCGAAGTCGAAGCGGTCAGCGTACAACTTTGCTGAATCACGCTCGGTGTCAATGACGGCAATCTTCCCACCGTCTGCAAGAACCTCTGCCCAAAGAAGCGACGAGTAGGTCTTGCCCGAACCCGATGGCCCGGTAACTGCGATGCGAGCCTTAGCCTCAGCCTTGGTCGCTTTGGTGAACAGTGAACTCACGGTTCCCTGCCTTTCTGTAGTCAATGCACGCGGCACTGGTATTGGTATCGGTGCGTTGATTCTACCACAGATTTACTCAACCCGTGTCAAGTAGCGATGGGCTACTACCCCACCCTGCTGGGGGTGGGGTAGCGTTGCCCTGCTTCGCCCGTCTACTCAGGCTGCCGGGGGAAGCGACGCTCAACATCGTCTTGGTACATCAAGACGTGGGCATCGCTCACACCGTTGGCCATCAGCATCTCAAACGTCTCTCCGGCCTGTCGCTCCAAGCCTTCGGGGACATCGAGCCAGAACGCCTCTCGGTATCGGATGGCATCTGTCTCCACCAACATCTTCCCGGCATCTATGCCGTTCAAGGTGACGGTGAACGTTCCATCGAAGTTGTCCGATTCGCTGACTGGGTACTCCAGCAGCCCGGCTCCCTTGTAGAACGCCCAGATTTCCTCTGGCAACACGAACTCTGCCGTGTCGTACGGTGCTGCCGTAGCAGCCTGACGGGTACTGCGAATGGCGTTGGCCATTTGCTTGCTCCCTTGGGTAGGTTGTCAATGAACGTGCTGGCGAGCCAGCGTGTACTGCACCTTTAGTATGCCTGAGGTTTTGGAAAAGTCAAGACCCAATTTGAAAATATTTTTTGGTGACTGGAGAAATTGCCCCTTGACTTTAGTTAGGATTAGTGTATACTTCAGGTAGGCCCTTGCCGGGTGGGGCGCAAACCCGGCACAGTTCATTGACAACCGAAACAGGGAGCGAAGATGATTCGACGCAATTCTTCTGACGCACCGGTGCAGTATGACCGGCAGTGGACAGAGGTGACGGAATGGAACGGCTTTGAGAAAGGCGAACTCGTTCACGTCACTGGTACTCACGGTTGTGAGTTTCGCTTTATGTACGCTCACGAGCGTGACGGTGAAGTTGTCGAAGTGACCGTTCACGGTGGTGACCGAGGCCACGCCTCGTACCGCACGTTCGCAGCAGGCCGCGTGGTGAAGCCAACGGCAGCGAAGCGTCGCAGGACGCGGAGCGAGATGGTTCGGGCGTAATGCTGGTGCCATTCATCAAGTGCGCTTGCCGGGGTAAGCGGTGTGGACTGAGTGTGTTCTCACCCTTACACGGCAAGCGTTCTGGGTACACGGTCAACGGCTGTCGCTGTGAGCCGTGCTTGGAAGCCAACCGGCTTTACCTCCGCGACTACAACGCTCGCCGTGACGCACACGGGGGCGACCCCTTGAAGCACGAGCGCAGTGGTGAACGATGCAAGTGTGGCAACACACGATGCAGGCTCACCGTCAACGACGAGCGACACGGCACGACCACGGGACACAAAGCCAAGTGCATTTGCGCTCCGTGCCGTCGGGCTGGTGCTGATAGCAAGAACGCCAAGCGCGGCGTTGTTCTAGACCCGGCTCGCCCAGAGCGTTGGAACAAGTTTAAAAAAATTCCGATTAGGTCTTGACTTTGTGACAACCCTCAGGCAGACTTAGGTTATGGAACAACTCACAGCAGCAGAGATGCAGGAAATCAAGGAGCAGGTCGAAGCGGAATTCGCAGCCGAAGCAGCATTGTTCGCAGCGATGACCGACGAAGACGCAGAGTGGTTGGCTGAGGAAATGGCAGTCAACGCTTGGGAAGAAAGGAACATCTGATGACGGAACTTCAGGTAATCGAAGCAGCACACAACATCCGTGAGGCAATCGCCAAGGGTGACCTCATCAAGGCTGACATTATCGCAGCCGGAATCGTGGCCTCGTTTGAGCAGGCCAACGAACACCACTTCCAAGTGTGGAGTGACAAGGAAGCAATGGCCGAACTTGCCTTTCAAGGCATTGAGACAGAAACTGAGGTAGCACGATGAACACCACCACCAAGCCACAGCGCACCACCAACATCTTCTTCAACAGTTGGGGTGACCCAGTGCCTGTTGCAAAGGTTGCGTTCGCAGCGTTCGCAGCGTTCGATGATGTCGAATGGGAAGGCACCCTTGACGAGTTCTACTGCAACTTCACAGACTTGCGAGCGATGGCCAAGGACAACTTCTGGTCGCTGAACGATGACGAGGACACGTTGGAGAACGACTGGATGGAGTTCGCCAGCGAGATGAACCGAGCGTTCCCGATTCTCCGAGCAGCGATGAACAAGATTGAGAATTGACAGTGTGACACCCATCTGCTAAACTCCAGTTTAGTAGTTCAGACCAGTAGAAAGAAGGAAGCAATGGAAGCAGCAGTGCAAGACCTGTCCGAGTTTCTCGCTAGCGAGGGACAGCCAGAGCGATTCGTGGACACCACGACTGAGTTCACCATCAACAATGAAGACGAGGCACTGTGGGCGATGCGTCGCCTCGCTCAGGCGCAGCGTCGCATTGACGAGGTGAAGCGTCAGGCGCAAGTTGAGATTGACCGCATTGAGCGTTGGGTCGAAACCAACGTTGCCACCCACAAGCCAACGGTGGAGTTCTTTGAGTTGGCGTTGTCGGACTTCCTCATCCGTGTCCGCGAGGACAGTGCTGATGGTCGCAAGTCCTTGGACTTCCCCGACGGTGCCGTGACCTCTCGTGTCACTCCCCCGAAGGTGGCCGTGACCGATGCCGATGCGTTCCTCGCTTGGGCTGAGGTGAACCACCCTGAGTGGATTCGCACGAAGCGTGAGGCCGATGTTGCGACGCTGAAGAAGGTCGTGGACTTCGCTGGTGACAGCGTGGTTGACCCTCTCACCGGCGCAGTGGTGGATGGCCTCCAACACACCGAGGGTGGCATCTCAGTCAGCGTGAAGGTGGCTGGCTGAGGTGACCATCAACATCTACGACCACGCCAGTCCGTTCAACCCGAACGGCTACTACATCGTGACCGGTGGTGACGTTATCGGCGTAGCGCAATGTCGCGACTGCGCCGATAACGGTGACCGGGCTGGGGCAGCACTTGTTGGTGATGACTGGGAGCCAATCTCCTACCACAACGAAACCGACACTCCGGTTCACTGCGATTCGTGCGATGCGCTCATCTTCACGGCGTTGACCCCCGATGGCCGGGAGTACGTAAGGGATGCAATCGCCAGTGGTGATGGCTCGGAAGCAGTGTTGCAGGCTTGGGCTACGGCGTGGCCTGCACTTGTCGAACCGAAGGAGAGCAACTGATGGGACTTGACCAATACGCCTACGCTGTTCGCCCCCACAGCGACAACATCGAATTCGGGTGGGCGTGGGAAGCGCACGACCAAGACTACGACAGCAAGGTGTTCAAAATCGCCCAGTGGCGAAAGCACAGCGACTTGCAGGGCTGGATGGAGAACCTTTGGGTGACGAAGCGCACCCTCGCTGGTGACCCACCTCAGCCATCCGAGGATGGGATGTTCGCTGGGGACTTGGGATTCAACTGCGAGCCGGTGCGACTAAGCCTCACCGACTTGGAGCAACTGGAGACCGCGGTGAACCGTGATGAACTTCCCGAAACGTCGGGGTTCTTCTTTGGCAGGTCAACGCCTGAGCGCAAAGACAACGACTTGGTGTTCATCCGTACGGCACGAGACTACATTGCCGACGGCTACGACATCTACTACACGAGTTGGTGGTGACAATGGGTGGCAAGCAAGACGCAGTAAAGGTTGTCTGGTTCGATAACATCTTCGGTGCTGTTCTGCCCGACACAACCGAGCCGGTCAGTTGGCTCATCCGCAACGACTATGTGCTGATGGGCGAAGTGAGTTTCAACCCCGGTTTGACGAAGGTGCCGGTGCGCCACTTGCCGAGTGGCCACACGAGCCTCGCCAAGATTGTCACGGTGCCAGTAGAGCAGTAAGCACGAGCCGGTGGGCGTGGGAAATTCCCACAGACCCACCGGCCTGAGTGCTTGGCTACTTGGTGATGCTGGCCGGACGCTTTGCGCCCATAAGGATGCCGAGTGCCGGAACCTTGGCCTCAGCGAAGTGGATGGCCGTGCTGTAGGCCGTAGCGACTGCCGGGGCAACGTAGGCGTAGGCCTGCGTCGGGGTCAACTTGAAGCCGACCTTGGCAGCGAGCGAAATCAGCACACCGACGATGGCCGGGACAACGTAGCGGATGACCGTGGCTCCGAGAGCCTTGGGGTCAACGGCTGGCTTAGTCGCGGCTGGTGATGCTGTGTTGGTTGGTTGGGTGGTCATTTTTACTCTCCTTTGAGAGGGCTTGGGTGAGGTCGCCCTCGGCTTCGGCACGATGCCAACCGAGGTGACGCTCCACCTTATCCTCAATGCCGTCAAAGCGAATGTCCATACGCTGAAATCCTAGTTCAATCTTTTCAAATTTGGTGTCCATCCGGGCGATGTGTTCAGCCACGGTTCCAAATTGGGTGTTCACTCCGTCGAATTGGTCGGCTAGCCCTTGGTTGTCGGTGTGGTTCTCCTTACGGCCACGGTGGGCCGAATACCACGCAGAACTGGCTGCCAAAGTCGCTGGAATCGCTGAGATAATGGCTGCCAAGACATAGGGTTGAGACGTGGCTGCCATAGCGCAAGTTTAGAACAAGATTTGGAAATACCGTGCTAGGCAATTGACCCCGGTGGAGCGTCGTTTACACCACAGTCGTAGACCACAAACTTTTGGATGGTCACGCTATCGAAAGCGATGGTTGCTGAATTGGAACCAATTTGCTTCATCCCTAGGTACCAATCGTAAGTCGGTTGCCACTGGCCAGTCTTAATGGCTTGGGTTGGTGAATCCCAGAACGTCGTAGAGCAGTGAACGGTGTAGACCTTATTCGACACTCCGGTGACGTTGATGACTTCCATCTCTTGGTAGTTCGCTGGTGATTGCGAGCCGGTTGTTCCGGCCCACGGCGACGGGGCAATAACGCCCAGTGAAATCAGGGTAGGCGTTGATGAATCCGTGATGCTCGTAGAAAGGTTTGGAAGGGTGACAGTGACAGAAGGGCTTGGTGGCGTGACGGACACGGCACCGTAGTTCACGAAGGTGAATTGCAGGTTATGAATCAGGTTTTCGTTGTTATTGTTGCTGCTGTCGGTAGTCCAATAGACATCGGAAGTTGAACCATTGACAACCGTTGTGAGGTTGGTGGTAGAACCAGTGCCTCGTGCCGTGCCAGAGAATGGGCTACCGGCGAAGGCAGCCTCTCCTGCGATGCTGCCTCGTGTGGTGATTGGATACTCCGTGGCTCCTGAGGCGTTATTGCCGACGAACGCACTACTGGAATTCAAAATCACGAATGGTGGGTTGGGCGTGAGGCCACCACCAGAGAAGTTGAAGTAGTAGGTGTTTCCACCAACGGTCTGCGTCGTTGCCGTTGATTGAAAAACAGCGTCGTACAAAAGGTCAGCGTTTGCTGGAAGTCCAAAGCCCGTGACGTACGAGTTGCCCGATTGGGAGAGCAGGGTGTTAAGACCGGTCACGTCACCCGTCAAGTTTTGGAGCAACTGACCAGTGTTGACGGTGTAAGTTGTCCCACTTCCCTGTCGAACGGTCATCGTCGGGCTTCCACCAGTTGTGCCTCGGATGTAGCCAATCATTGTGGCTAATGCCCAAGCGTTTCCACCACTGAGCGACGCATAGGCCGAGTACGTTCCGGTGTTGGAAACTGTCGCAGAACCCGTGTAAGTGCTGCTGGCCGTTCCACTGAAATATGGCGTAGTACCCGTGACTTCAAAGGTCACTGTGGCTTCGGCTCGGTAGATACGGTTTGGAAGATACGAAGTCGTAATCTTGGTCGCTGAAATCGGTTGTGGCGTGGTCGTAGTCGTGATGGTTTGCCCCGACGTTGCCCCGGTATGGCCAAGAAGCGACATTGGTGAACGGACAGTTCCAATCGTGGACTTGTTGCTTCCAGCAAGGGAACCCACAACCCACTCGTCGTGGCCAGTAGCCATAATCCACACGGTGTCACCAATATTTGGAACGTAGGATTCCAAGAACCGAATTCCGTGCGTGGGGTGGTCATCGCCAGCCAACTGCACACTGACTACAGGGAACGAGTAAAACGCTGCGCCAGTTGCCGGTTCAGGTGGTGTAAAACCGGGGTCGTAGCCAACGACAATGCCCATACGGATGGTGTCCGTTGGGGGCAAGTGAAATTGGTTGTTGGCAATAAGGGCGTTGACCAGTGGTCGAAAGTCGAATTCAGCCATTAGTACCCCATCGTGAATTCTGCAATACGAGCAGCGTCTTCCTTGGTTCCAACCCTGCGCTCACGAGCGACCAGTTCGGCAGCATCGGTGATGTTCAGTGGGATGGTGATTTGGTCAATGAAGTAGTTCACGGCTCCACCGTTTTCCGTGAACGCCGGGTCAAGAATCATCGTACCCTTCAAGTATTGGATGTCGGGGTGAAAACTTTCCACGGGGATAATTGTTGACCCAACCGGGCAGTGTTCAGTGACTTTGACGATATTGGTCGCCACGTTGGTGTAAATGATGATTTCTTGGCCCTTAGCGAGAGCCACATAGGTGGGATTGACTTTTAATTCCGAGATGGTGTAAACCCCAGTCTTCGCCGGGGGCTGCACGTCTGCGTAGTTGCCGTAGTCAGTGGTGATTGGCACAACGGTTGATGGAGTGAGGTCTGAGCCAGCAGGAAAGTCCGTGGTCAAGTCCGTGATGATTCCACCATCTTGATAAATGCCGACATTCTTGCGTCGCACCAGCACTACATCGCCAGTATCCAAAGCAGGATTGCAAATTCCTTCAATGGTGGTCGTTTCATCGCCACCGACAAACCAGTTGAGGTAGAGGTTGGCTGCTGCCTGCGTCTGCTTCTGTGAAATCAGTCGTTTACGGCCCGGTTCACGGCCAACCACCCGACCAAAGGGGCCGAGGTAATAGGTAGGTGAATTGGGGTCGGAATCGTATGCCAGCGCACGGTACGGCATACCGACAATGGAGTTTTCACCAGTGGCAATGACGTAGTTCACGGCTTTGGAACTGTCCAACTTCCGAGTGACCTTTGTTAACATTCCACCATCGCCATCAACATAACTCCACACCGGGGGTATTGACGCAGGGTCAGGCTGGGGCTGAACGCAGAAGCGACCTTCAACGTCAATGTAGAGAAGTCCGTTCACTCCGGCTGCGATTCCGGTGATATCTGTCCACGGTGAGCCAGCGCCAGTGACCGACATAGACACTGAACCCATAATCAAGGGTTGGTTCAACTCGGCATCTACGATTCCAGCAAACTCAAAGACCGGTGGGCCGAACACTCCGTAGGCGTAGGCAGGCCAACGGTTGTTGATGAGCAGTTTCACGGCTTCCAAATAGGTGTTGGCCACCAAGTTCTGCTCTTGGGTCGTGTATGGGGTGAAACCGGCAGCGTTCGTGTCCACAACAGGGGGCGTGTATGGCGTTTTCCAAACCGTGACTGGTGATGTCCACGAGTTCTGCTTAATGTTCAGGGCCATATCGGAGCCGTTGACCGTGATGGTCACGTTGCCGTCGTTGTCTTCTTCAATGCTGGTATCCGTAATGCGGAACACGCCAATTGGAACCAACTCGTAAGCCTTGTTCTCGGGGCGCAGCAAGTCTGGGCCGAGGGGCGGCTTTGCGTCAATGATTTCAGTACCAACGTTGGCCAAGTCCCATACAACGCCTCGGTATGCGTAGAGGTGATTCCCGTAGATGGAGAGTGCGTCGGTTGACTTCTTTGGAACGTACAACGGGTCGTTGATGGTCAAGTTGATGGTGCGTCGAACGTCGGCACTGGTCTGGTCAATTTTCACCGAACCGTCTACAACGGGCAGCGTGTACCAAGTCCCGTCAATGGACAGGGCTTTTACGATAATCATTACCCGATGAGGGCTTTTGATGGCCTCAAAGAATTCAGGGCTGGCTGGGTACATAACTAACTCAGATTACTGCCGTAGGTGAAACCGTATCCGGGGGGAGCAGCCTCAACGTAGTTGATTTCCACCTCAAACCACGGGCTTGTAGCAGCGTTATAGGTCGTTTGCACATCATCGCTGATGAAGATGTAAGTGCGACTACTTTCCACCGGATTGGTCAGGATGAGGATGTTTCCTGAGTTGAGCAACTTCAAGAAGTTAGGCCAGTTGTCCAAATCTTCCCAGATGACCTTGATGTCAGCGTCTCGCCCTTGGGTCACGCCAGAGATGGTGAAAGGCCGTGCAGAGCCGAGAGGATAGAAGATACCTGAGGGGTGTTTCGTTTTGTCCGTGTACTGGTTTTGCACCAAGATGGGGAATCGGTTGGTCGGGTTGGAACTGTCGGCAATCCACCACGTCGAAGTAGTCATCGTGTTCTCAGGGGCGATTGGTGCTGATTTCGGCCCACGCTTCGTGACTGTGCCAGCCTTGCTGACGAACTTTGGAATGGCTTGGTACAGCGTCGCTTGTCCGGGGACTGCCTCGTAGTCGGTGATGGTTGCCCAACCGGTTCCAGTTGCCTTGACGTTGTTTCCGTTGCGAATCGGTGTCCACGTCGCTCCGCCGTCAACGGACTTTTGAACAAGGTACTCGTAAGTGTCGTTGGGCTGATTGACGAATCCGTCACTGTTCCAGTTGAAGATGGCCACGCCTTGGCTGGCAGTGGCTCCTGCAACGTGGGTGTAGTTAACCGTTCCAGCAAGTCCAATCGTCACGACGTACACTCGTGCGCCGAGGGAGTGGTTTCTAGCAAAACCGTTTGCCGTGCTGTAGCCATTGCCCGTGTTGGTTTGTACGGCCACGTTGGTGGAACCATCCCAACTGGGGTCAACAATGACATTTTCGTAGGTGTTGGCGTTTCCGTAGTCAACGTAGAGCGTGGTGCCGACTGCAATACCCTTTGTACTGGCGAGAGGCAAGTAGGTGATTCCACCAACGGGAACTCCAACGGTCACTGCTGCCGTAAGGGTCGTGAACAACTCGTTGTCCGAGCCACCCTGCTGAATTTCGTACACGCCGGAAGTGTTGTAGGGGTCGAAGACGTACAGGCTGTCGTACCCACCAAGAGATGCGTAGGATTCGGAAGAAGATTGGGGCAGTGAAATCGCGTTGGCAACCTGCGTGTTGTCGTTGCTGCTCGTTCCCTGTGGGTAAAGGCTCGTCTCCAAGCGCATCAGTTGGCTGGAAGTGCCAATCTGCGAGGTGATATTCACGATGTTGTGGTTGAGGTCGAACGCCGGAAGGTTGATTGCCTTGAACATCAAGCCGGAAAGACCGTAGGCATCCACCGAAGATACGTTCTTCCATTGGAAGCGAGGCACTGCGTAGGCTGCGTTGGTGGGGGCGACGAATGAATAGGCGACTGGAACCCATCCCGAACCCCATTGACCAGTGCTGCTGGAAAGGACGGCTTGGTAGGCAGGGTTGCTGCTGTTCTCCGTTCCAATCCAGTTCCCACTGGCATCGTAGATGTCAACGAACACGCTCATCGTGGGGATTCCACCACTCGTGCGTGGAGTGGTCATCAGGCGAGTGAAGCCAACGATTCCATAGGTGAGGCCAGCGATGATTGGAATGGAATTGGTTGGGGTGAACTTACCGGTGTAGTTTGACCCAGATGTGTGGAGCAGGCCGATTTCAGCAATGTCCGTTCCAGTCCCAGACCCACCGTTTGGAACGATAGTGAAGGTGTGGTCAGAGTACAGAGCCGGGTAGTTAATCTTGACTGCTGTTCCGAAGGGAAACGAAGAATGAGCAACAAACGGCTTGGTTTTGATGACCGTGGAGCCTGCTGGAATCTTGAAGTTGGCAGCCCCGTTAAACGTCACTGGGATTTGCACCACAGGTTTAATTGGGTTGTACGGAGCCGTTGCGCTGACGCTTTGGAACTGTACGACACCGGTTGCCGAAAGACCCACCACTGAGTAGGTGGAACCGACTGCATTAACAACCGTTGCCGGGGAGATACCGGCACCGGTGACTGCATCGCCAACCGGCGAGGTGGAACCGAACGGGTTGGTGGACAATTGGATGGCGTTGAATGTCGGATACGCCAACAACCCGATGCTGGAACCGGTAGCAACGTTGGTTGGGTTGGAAAGCGTGACACTGCTGCCACTGATGTTGGTGATGTACGAGTTGGACTGGATGCCGTAGCCGGATACGAGTTGTCCAACTGCGAGGCCAGCAGTACTGGCTGCTGTAATCGTGTTGCCGTAGATACTCCACGTCGCCGTGAGGTTTGCGACGCTCGCTCCGGTTGTTAGTGGTGTAAACGTCGTTCCGACGAGCGTTCCAACCGTTCCTGTAGCCGAGAATGACGGAACAGTGAAATCCGAAATGACCTTTTGCTCCAACGGTACGAGTTTGGTGTGTCCGGGGCCACCGACTTTGTTGGTGTACTTGTAGCCGTAGACGTTTACAGCACTGGTTCCTGCGTAGTACGTCGTGACCGAAAGGTCAAGAGTGTCGCCAATCGAAACGCCGATACCGGTATAGGGAGCCTGCTTGCCGTAAGGCTTGGTGAATGTCACAACCTTTTCGGTGTAGAGGCTCGGAGCGACATAGGTGATGACTGCTCCCCTTGGTAGGAACCCAAGGGTTATATCCTTAGCCTTGACGTTGCTTCCAAAACCGTTGGTGATTCCAGCAACGTGCATCCCACTGTCGCCAATTCGATACGGCGCGGTGAGGGTCACGGTGTTGATGGCGTTGTAGTGTGTCCAGTCTATCTTCCCACCTTGAAAGACATTGACACCAATAATTTGTCCATTACTAATGTTGAGAACTGTCCCTGCCGGAAGCGAAAGAAGCGGGTACCCACCCTTGGGGGTCACTGGGATGTATAGACCGTTGCCCTTGGGGAATTGGGTATCAGTGCTGACAACTGCAAGGGTCGTGGTTCGTGATGGGATGGTGGAAACAGCCTTGACCGACTGAATGACTGCTGGCTCCAGTTTGGAAACGTTGTAGTTGATTGCGTTGCCGATGAGGGAGCCGAGAACTCTCTTGACCGTCTGCGACGCTTGCGCTGTTGTCCAACCCATACTTTCTTTGTGGTTGATGTAGACGGTTCTACCTGCCCACCCGTTAGAGAGAACGTTGCCGGGGTCAACGACGTGGACTTGGTTGCCTTGACCGTTGCTGATGATTTGGAATCCGGTGGTGTTCGTGCTTGACCATCCGGGCGTTCCGGGGATGGTGCGAACGAGAATTTTTTGCTTGTCCACCCACTTCTGTTCAATAACTTCAGTGAAATGCAGTTGCAGTTCGGAATCAACGAAGATTGGCTCCTGCAATCCAAAAGTCACCGTTGCGCCTGCTGCGTGTGCGCTTTGAGTGCTTGGAACCCCAGCGACGGTGTAGTTGCGCTGCTGGATGACAAAAGTGTCGCCGGAGTTGTTGCCGTCAACCTTGTTGGTCACGAGGATGTTTTCACCACCGATAGTGACCCAAAACTCACCGGAAACTGGGAAGCCCAGTGCGTCAGTGTTCTTTGGATAAGTGCTGGAAACCTTGAACGTACCCTTGCCAGACGAAGCAATAGTTGAGCCGGAAGCGATATAGCCAATTGCTCCGACGTTCAGTGAGGTGTAAACCGTTCCTGCCGTTAGTGGGGTGCGAAGGGCGATACCGGTAGATGCGACTTCCAGCGAAGTGCCAACGGTGTCGTTTTTTCCTCGTGTCCAGCCACCGAGCGAGTTGGTGAAACTGCCGTTGTCTGGGCCGAGCAAGTTGTCCGTGCTTTGAATGGTGATGGTGTTGACAGCGTTGTCATCGTCGGCGTACACGGCAACCATCGGTGCCTGCGGAGCGTTGATAATGACCGTAAATGGGCAAGAGTTCCACGCACCCCACCAGTCCTTTTGGTGGAATGTCTTGGAAACCTTGACATAGGCGTAGTACTTCTGACCGTTGACGAAGCCACTGTCGGTGTCGAACGTCACAGAGGTGGAAGCGTTGTAAGCCGACTTCTGCCAGACAGGGGTTGTCGTGTCGGGGCTGAAGTTTGGCAGATAGACGGAAGCCTGACTGAAGATTTTCACTGACCAACCGGTTTGTTGGTCGTTGTCAAGGTCGCTGTATGTCCAGTTGACCGAGGTGACAGCATCCTCGTTGATGACGCAGTTGTCCGATGGTGAAATGTAGATGCTCTCGGCCAGTGGCTCCGACTTGTACTGGGCGATGAGGCCGAGGCTTCGGTAGGCCACCGTTTGGTTTTGGGGAACTTGAACAGAGATGTTCAGCAGAATGTTGTTAAGGGCATCGCCAGTCCACTCGTCGCCGTTCGGGTCTTTGGAACGGTTTCCACCAAAGTAGGCAGTGAAGGCCGTCGAAAGCGTGTTGGCGAATACGTCAGGTGGCGTGTTTGCCCCAGTGTTTGGGTCAATGAGCGTGACGTTGGTTGTGTCTTTTCCACCAAAGGAGCCAAGAATGGACAGAAGGGCCTGAACTGCGTTCACCCTCGTCGTGCGCCACTGGCTGCCATCCCACGTTTGGAAGATGCCCAAGTCTGGCCGGTAGGTCACATCATTGACGTGGAAGTTGGTCGGGTAAGCGTAGTAAAAGACTTCAGCACCAAAGTCGTGGTCGTAGGCCAGAGACAGAGCCAAGTTGACATCCCAAGCGTTTGGGTTGATGGCGTTCGGGACTGGCACTGAAATTGGGTACACGACCTCTTGCAACGGGTCGGCATCCAGCGTCACGGGCGATGGTGACAAGAACTGCGTCGGGTAGACGTTGAAGTACTGGCTCGTCGCCCCGGTTGCTGCCGTGACTGAAGGAGTGGTCAGGTAGACCGTAGAGCCACTGATTTCAGCAATGAACGCAGGCTGGGTCGTAGAAAGCCCGTCTTGGCTGGTGAAGACTTGTTGGCCTACCGAAAGCCCTGCCGTGCTGCTTACCGAGGTGATGGCGTTGGAGCCGTTGGTCACCGAACCCGTGAAGTCCACTTCGGTAGTCGTGGTATCGAAGGCGTAAGGTGAGATGAATGGCAGAACCGGGATGGTGAAAGCGTTCTGAGGCGTGTATTCCTTAACCGTGATTCCAAAAGATGGGTTGCCAAGGCTACCAATGGCACCGGGGCAGTTGAGGAAGATGGTTTGGTTCGGCTGCAAGGGAGATGCAAGGCCAACGGACACAATCGAACCGTAAGTGGTGAAAACTCCACTGCTCCCCGACGAAGCCGGAAAAGGAAAGTGTGGCGTGTACGAGTTGATGGAAACACCAGTCGCACCGGCATTTGCCGTTGCTGAAGTGACGAACGAATCGTAAAAGATGCCGTTGTTGATGTAGAGCGTCGTGCCGGAAGGCACGGTCACAGGCAACGGGGTGGTGGAAAGTGACGTGACCGTTGCACCGAGGTTCAGGGCCGTAGTCAGGTAGAACGATGGTACTTCAAGGGTGTGATACTGAGTGTCTGTCGGGAAACTGTCCAGCAGAACAGGCGTGAGGTCGGCGTAGGAGAGCGTCGTTGACGAGGTGTAAAACTGCAAGTTCTCCGTTGCACCGTTGGTGGCAGGATTGGAAATCGTGATGCTGGTCGTAGAAACACTGACAACCGTGGTTCCAGCAGGGATGTAGCCAAGCGTGTCCGTAATGACCTGTCCGGGTGCAACGTTGGTGATTGCTGCTGCGCCAAGCCAGACCGAGGTGCTGCCAGTAGCGACCATTCCTTGGACTTGGAAGTTGGAGAGTTGCAGAGTGGCGAGGTTCAGTGCGCTGTTGTAGTACACCGAGCCAATTTCAAGGGTTTCAGTACCCGAAAGCCCAGAGATGTTGATGAAGAACGGCGTGGTCTGAGGGACTTCGGCTTTTGGAATGATGGTGAGGGATGTTGCATTGGCAGCGAGACTGCCCACCAGAGTTCCAACAGTCGAGGGCTGGATGGTGATTCCGTTTTGGAAAACCGTCTGCACGGTTTGTGGAAATCCAGCGTTGTCGGCCACCGTGATGGTGGTGTCTCCAGCCGAGGCCGTCGCAGCGAGGCTCGTGCTGATGTTGGGGAAGCCACCAACGCCAGAATCCAACCACGGGTTTGTCAGGTTGAAGTTCGCAGCAGCGTTGATGATGAGTTCGCTCGTCGGGTTCGTGGCGATGAGAGCGTTCGTCTGGGCGTAATCGGTTCCACCACTAATGGAGTAGACCGTTCCAACGTTGGGGTCACCTAAGAACGGAGTTTGCTGAGCGTGGGAAATCGTGCTTCCACCAACCGAGTAGACCACGTTCGGCGTGACAACGATGTCACCAGCGTCGTGGTCAAATTGGAACGTCTGACCGTCTGCCAGTGTCCAAAGCATTGGGCTGTTGATGTTGCCGGAGCCGTCAAGGGTTTCACCGGGCGTAAAGGGAAGGCCAATTGGGTTCGACCCAGTGGAGCCGAGAGAAGTTGAGTTGCTTGGTGAAATAACTGCCACCATTTCCTGCGTGGAGCCTTGACCCACGACGAGGGTGTAGATGGCATTGGAAGTCGCAGTGAGGCTTGTCGCGCTTGCTGATGTTGTCGCAGCATTGGAAACCGTGACAGTCCCCTTACCGACGGTTACGATTTCAGTACCACTTGGGAAGTGGGCCGTGCTTGCAATGTCAACAGTTTGTCCAACCGAAAGTCCAAATGAGTACTGGGAAGCAACGCCAGTGATGACCGTACTTCCGGTGGTGATGTTGCCAACGAAGTTGTTGGTCACACCGTTGTTGATGAGGGGGACAAACCCACCGTAGGTATAGTTCTGGTACTGGTTGATTCCAAATGTCGTGGTGCCGGGAACGGTGTTTGGGTTTGGATTCACGGCGAATGTCGTGGAGCCAGCAGCGACTGGTTGGTAAAGGGTTCCACCAACCGTTGAGCCAATCGTTGTTGGAACAATCTGCTCCAAGTCTCCAACTGATGATGAGCCGATGTACCGAGGCCCATCTTGGTACGCCAAGACGTAAGTGCCGGTCTGGTGGAATCCAGTAATGAATGTGCCGTCGAAGCCAATGGCACCGGTACCAGAAGTGGTACCAGTCACCGTGTCAAACACAGCCCCGGAGAGCAAGTAATCGTCGTAGTTCCAAATGTCGTTTGGTGAAGACCCGTTGGAGTAGTTGACCGTGTTGTAGGTCGCAGCCCCAGCAGCCGTGCCACTAACGATGATTTCAGTGGATGACGGAACAGACGTGATTGTCAAGTTTCCAAAACTGCCGAATGTGATTTTTTGTCCGACGTAGAAGTTGGTGGTGGTATCTACATAGATTGCGCTACTAGACCCAGTGACTGCTGCGCTTTGGAAGTTGGCCAACGGGGTGCCAATGATGTTGGTCAGCGTGACCGGCAGGTAGAAATCGCAGCCGTAGTGCGAGCCACCGACACCGGCAGTTGGTGTCTCGCCGGGCGGGATTGAACCTCCACCAGTGTTCGTCAAGTACGGAGCGAAGTAAGGAACGCCGAAATCAAAGACGTAAGTGTTGTCGTTGTTGTTGAGGACGATGGTGTTTCCAGCAGGGAACGAAGTGCCGTAAATCATTCCCGAACACGATGTCGTGGCAATGCTTGTGGTGCCGTTCAGGTTTGCAGTCAAGTTTGCTGAAATCGTCAGCGTGTTGCCAGAGATGGCCGTGATGTACGAATTGCTGGGGATGCCAGTGCCACTAATGGACTGACCAACAGCCAACATTCCATTGCCGAGGATGTAGAGAGAACTTGTGATGGTGATTGTGTTGGTGCCGGAAGTGCCGGAAGCGATGAACGACACGACATTGCTCGGAGCAGAGACGTAGCCGAGGGTCGCAGTTGTGCCAGCCGAAGTGGAACCGTAGTGAGTGGCAATAGGAATCGTGCTGCCCACGGCGATGGAGAATGGGCCACTGTTAGAGAACAATCCAGTTGAAACGCCAGATGCGTAGGTGGAACCCCCGGCAAGAACCGTTCCGTATCCGTAGCCAGCAGTGGAGCCAGACGAAGTAGCAATTGCTGAAATCGTCAAAGTTGTACTGCTGATGGCAGAAGTTGTCAAAATCAGTTGGTTCCAAGTTCCGGGGATGGGCTGCCCGTAGTTGGTGCTGCGGTCACAGACGAGGAAGTACGAGTTGGTGGCACCTTTGGAAATTGTCAAAGTCACGCCAGTCGTAGCAATCGTTGCCCCTGCTGAAATCGTGAACGAACTGGCCCCCACGGAAACAACCGTCGCACCGGAAGGAATCCCTGTTCCAGCAACAATCATTCCGGGGAGAACGCCGGTGTGGTCTTCTGTGGTTGGGTTGAAAGTGACCGTTGCACTAGAGCCACCAGTGGTAGTCGTAGCGAGAATGGTGAATGAGTTCATCCCCGTGACTTGGCCAACGTACCAACCGGTGGTGCTTTGGTTCTGGTACGACGCTGGCGAAAGGATGGTGTTCGTTCCAATGTCAACGAACGAAAGGTACTGACCGGTAGTAAATCCGTTTACCGAGGGGTCAACGACGCAGTTGACGATGCTCCGGCTAGAGCCGACCAGAATTGAGTTGATGGCCGTACCCGTTGCAGTGAAATCCGAGGCAAACTCGCTAATGAAGTTTGCCATCGCCTGAGGGTCAGAAGATGCTGAGATGAAGAAGTACGGGGATGTCGCTGCTGCTGAAGCCGGGGTCAGCCAGTACGAAGTCGCACCACTGAACCTCGTGCTGAACGAACTAATCGGGGTGAGGAATCCGGCTGCACCGAACGCATTGCCGTTGGTCATCAAGTAGGCGCAGTAGGAAGAAGTCAGGCTCCCACTTTGGAACGATTGGTAGTTCTGGTTGTTCGCAACTGCTGGAATCTGTCCAACTGCACGAGCCGTCATCCACTCGCTCGTAAAGGCATCGGTGGACATTGAGCCAGCCGTGTATGGTGAAGCGTCGGTCTGCAAACCTTCCAAAATTGCTATACGCAGGCCAGTGCTGATTCCTGCCACGCTGTTGACGTAAGCGAACGAATCGCCCCTGTCGAAGAACGGTGACGGGTTCGTGTTCCCATATTGCCCGCCGGTTGTGACAGACAGCGAAGTTCCAGCAACTCCCAACTTAGAGACGTCTTGGACTTGGGCAGCACGGTAGTAGCCGTTATCCATCACGGTACCAACGGCGAGTTGGGTAATGTCGGCTACGGCCTCATCGGGTGAAAGCGTCTGCGCCCCCGGAACCACAACAGTCCAGTAGGGCGAGCCAGCAGCGTCTGAGTAGTTTGGGTTGGCAACGTAGTTATTCATAGCCCTCCCGAATACTCTACCCTATTTCACTGAATATGCTATGCCCTCATTGCGTTGGTAGTTCGGAGCATTTCCTTGAAGTGCTTTTGGATTGCCGCTTCGACTTGCTTGGCAACCTTGGGGTCTGCCCCACCGGTCACGTTCACGACAAAGGCGTTTGGTGAAATAGTGACGTTGTGCGTTGGCCCGGATGTGCGAGTTGACCCGGCCAGTGCCTTTCCAGCATTTGCTGGACTTCCGTTGCTGAACAGTGACCCAACCAACGAGCCAGCACCGAACATCTTGGCTATTGCTTGGCTCATCATTTCGTGGGAGTGGGCAGCAACCATCTTCTTCATCGCAGGGTGCTTCATCATTCGGGCGATTTCCTGAGGCTTGCCACCCTTGTCCAGCAGAATGGCCGTGGCTGAGGTGTTGTGGGCAATCCTGATGAGCCAGCCAATCATCGCATTGCTACTTCCAGTGGTGGTGGAAGAAGAACTGGAACTTCCACCACCACCGAACAGGCCACCAAAGAAGCCTCCAATGGCCGAACCGATTCCGTGAGCAATGGTTCCAGCAGCGTGAAGCCCACCAGTCACCACACCCATAGCAGCGTGTCCGACGTGACCGACAAACTTGGCGACGTTTTTCACTCCGTTTTCGACGTGTCCAAACTCCTTGGAACCCCATTTTGCTACATCTTGTGCGCCGTGGTACAGGAACTTTGCCGTCTTGCTAATGGCGTGACCAATCTGCTTGTGAAAAGCGACTACGCCAGCAGCAACTGCGGCAACGGCCAAACCAACACCAAGGGTTTCTGGCGCACTGGCAAGACCGGCAGCCAAGATTCCACCTTCGGCTGCACCGGTGCCAGCAGCAGCAACACCAGCACCGGCAAGTGCTTCACCACCAGTGGCAGCAGCAGCCTCTGCTCCACCACTAGCAAGGGCAGCCTCGCCAGTGGATGCTGCATCACCAGCAGCAGCCTCGCCAGTGGATGCTGCTTCACCAGCAGCAGCCTCGCCAGTGGATGCTGCATCACCAGCAGCAGTTTTTCCAGCACCACGACCAAACAAGTTCTTCAACTTGCCCAGTGCGCCTCCGGCCATCTCCTTGAAAGTTTTCACTGGGTTCTTGGCGAACTTCATAAACTTCTTGAAGAATCCTTCGGCTTCCTTTGCGTCTTTGCCTGCGCCACCGCCACCGCCAACTTCGTTGCTTAATGCGTTGCCACCAAGGGCAGCCGTGTTTTCACCGAGGGCAACCGTGTTCGCTTCTACAGCAACAACTTGTGCGTCTTTTTCAGCAGCCCCACCAAGGCCGAGGATTTGCCTCAGGCCCTTACCAAAGCCACCTCCCTTCAAGTCCTTGAAGCCCTTCTGGGCCAACTTGATGCTGTCCCGCATCTTGTCAATAGTGCCGATGATGAGTTTCAACGGAGCGAGGAACATCCCTCTGGTGAACCAGACTGCGACCAAGCCAAGGATGATGTCCTTCAGAACGCCAGTGTGGTGCGACAGTTGCTTGATGATGGGAAGCCCGTCTGCCCACTTTAGGATTTTTTCGACAACTTGTGCTACGGCAGGGACAACCTTGATGCACCACGCAAGAAAATCAGCACCCCACTGCATAAATTGAATGAGGATGGGGAAGAACTGGAGAAACAGGGGGAACAACGCTTCCACCAGTGTGATGGCGAACTGGATGAGTTGGGGAAGAATCGGCAGCAGTGTGGCGAACACGTTGGCAAGATTTTTGAACAACTTGTCCAATTGACCGTTTTTGGACATTTTGTCAAATGTCTTTTGCAAATTGGTGAATAACGGAAGAAGCAATTTGAGAAGTTTCAAAGACAAGTTGTCAAACAACTTTCCTATGATGGTCAAGAAGTCTTTTAGAGCAGCAGAATTTGCAAAAGCGTTTGCCATTTTACCAAATGCGTCAATAATTGGTTGAAGAACCATCATAAGGTCTGGCAATATTCTTGTGGTAATGGTGTTCAAGATTGGTTCAACAATCGTAAAAACATCACCGATTGCAGTTCCAATAGCCATCATTGTTGGCTTAATAACGTTTGCCAATTGCTGCATCATCGGAGCAATTGAACCAACCAAATTAGCAATTACATCAGAAAATGCGTTAATTAACGGGAGAAAAACCTCACCAAGTTCGATGGTGAGGTTTTGGAAGTCGTTCTGCAACTTCTCCATCGGGTTGGCCACTGCCTGAGCAGCACCACCGAGTTCTGAGTTCACCAATTGCAAAGTGGCGTATCGGGCAGCGATTTTGCCCTGTGAAGCCTCAATCTGCTTAATGGAGTTGATTTGGTCGGTACTCAACTGCAACGAAGAACGGCGAAGTGCTGTCACACGCTTTGCCGGGTCTTCCAATACTCGGTTCAGCAGACGAGACGCGGCGTAGACGTTGCCACCCATCGTTCCTGCCAAGTTTGCAGCAGCGTTCATTGCGTTTTCCAACTGAACGTTCATACCGGTCAGTGGCCCAGAAGTAATCTTCTGACCGGTGGCAAACATATTGGCCAGTTCCTTGTTGGTAAGGAACATCGTCTGGGCCTGCGTTATCTGGGTGACGCTCATACCGGTTGAAGTTGACTGAATCATCGCAGCATTGGCAAGAATCTTGGAGTAATTACCCTCGATTCCCTTAGTGATGCCGAACTGCTTCACCAGTTCTGGGGACAACTGGTTCTTCAGAATCGTTGCCTGAAGATTTTGTTGACCGGTCAGTTTGGAAGCGGCTTCTGCTGATTTGTCAACCATCGCAGCGACACCGAAGAAGCCAACTGCCTTGGAAAGGAACCCACCTACGTCGGCAAAAGCACCTTTGATGCCGTCTGCTGCGGCCTTTGCTGATTCAACGCTGTCACCGACAACGCTCTTGAATTGCTTGTTGTCACCAAGGATAGCGATACGGATGGCATTGGCGATTAGGTTGTCGCCACCGGTGTCCATCGTCATTTCACTACCCCCTTTCCGCTAGTAGCCCTTTGTGGCCTGTTCGTGTTCGTAGTTCCTCAGTCGCCACAATGCGTGCCACTCAGTCACTTCGTAAGCGGAAATTGGTTTGTGTGACGGTGACCCGTCAAGAAGTTCCTCTACGGTTCGGCCTAACTTTTCAGCCAACTCAAAGAGAAATCTCCTTTCCGGGTCATCTACAAGCCTTTTCCCGCCCTCTCAATTGCATCCTCGTCCATACCGGACAAGCGCATTGCAACCGTGGCGATGAGTTCGATGGCCGAGGCAGCCTTGGACATCAGCATCTCGCGGTCGGCTGGCGTGAACACACGCTCGCCCGTCTCTGGGTCGAAAGTGCAGTGAATCACCAAGTCGGGCAGGACTTCTTCCAAGTCGAAGTTGCCGTTGGCCTGAACCGAGCGACCAATCATCCGGGCGCGGTCCTTGGCCGTCATTGACTTGACCAGCACGGTGACATTCCACTGCGCGATTTCCAAAAGTTCGCTTTCGATATCGTCTACGGCAAAAATTTGCTGTGCGAGATTTGACATTCCTGCTCCTTACTAGGGTTACCTAGAGGATAGTCCGATACACGGGGCCTGTCACTTGGATTTCACCGTCGAACGTCACAACGCCGTTGACCGATGACTTCAGGTCGTACTTGGTGAAAACGCCTTGGCCGAAGTACTTGATGGATGGCACACCAGCCGAACCAAGAACGAACTGGCCGGGGTCAGACGGGCCGTACACGAACTGAACGAAGTTTCCAGCAATGTTCTGCCAGTTCTCCATACAGTAAACGATGTAGTCAATTCCACCAGCAACGCCATCGGCAGCCGAGGTTGCACCAGCAGCAGTCTGGTCGTACATACCAGCAAACGTAAGCGAGTAGCCCTTCAGACCCTGAATGTAGGTCTTCACACCGGCTTGGCTGAACGTCGTGGTTTCGCTTGCGTCAATGGCAACCGGAAGTCCAGCGTCGTTGATAAATGGCGAGATGTTCACCATCGGCAGAAGCGGAACGCCAGCCGTACCAACGGCAGGCAGGACACCGGTTCCACCAATTGCCGATTCAGCCAGCGTGACGCTCGTGCTGCTGCTCGTGATTTGGGTGGTCGTGTAGCCGGGGATTCCACCAGCGAACACACCATAGGTGGCCGTCGAACCAGCGAGCATTGACGGGCTGCCGTAAGCACCGGCACCACCAGCGAGCAGGGTGCCAGCAGGCACTAAAACGCTGGAGAGCGACGAGGAACTGGTCAGGGTGCAGGTTGCGTAGGTGGAACCGGACAACTCGTATCCGAGGGCCAGAAACGCGTTCTTACCGTGATTGAAAATGGGCATTGCTATCTCCTTCTAGAAGCGGGCGAACCCGTAGTAGATGTTGGCTGTCACTCCGCTTCCGACGGAGTAGTACAGGCGGGTGTACTGCGGGATGGTTCCAACGAGGTTGATGGCGACTGCACCAATCCCGTAAGAGGTTGAAGCGTCAACAGTCAGCGTTTCCACCGTTGTCCACACTGAGCCGGTTGGCGAGGTTTGGAATTCCAGCAACGAAGAACCGGAGTTGCCGTTGGCCGACGAAACGCCCATAATCAACAGCCCACCCTTTGAGGTGGAAAAGTTGTTGTTGACCGTGGCTGCTGCAATGAGGCTGGTGGTTCCCGAAGTGATGTACTGGCCGTATCCACGCCACACGCCACCATCGGCCTGAAGTTCCATATCAGCACTAACAACACCGGCAACTGGCGACTTCAAGTCGTACTTAGTTTGGACACCGTTGGCCATATAGCAAACTGCCGGGGTAGCGTTGTTTCCACCATCAAGGAAGATAAGAACGGACTTGTTGGCTGCGAGGTTGGCAGTCCTGTACATAATTGGGTCAATACCGGCTGGTGTTCCGTCATAGAAGCCGGACAGACTGACGGTGCCTTCCTTCAACCCTTGAATGTAGGACTTACTGCCACCGGTTTGGAACGTGGTGGTTTCAGTAGCGTCAATCATCTGGCTGATGCTGGCATCGTTCAGAAATTGGGAGAGGTCGTAGCCAATTCCGGTCACTCCAGCCGAAACTTGGGGCAGAAGCACAGTGAAAACCTGTGGGGCCGTTGCGCTGTAGACACCCGAACTCGGCGTGGCGTTAAGCATTACGGAGTTGGAACCGATTGAGGTGATGACTGCCGACCACGACAGGTCTGAGGGAGACGTGATGACCATTCCAACCGTCAAGCCGAACGAGGTGACTACGCCAGTCAAGTAATAACTGCTGTTGGTGGCCGTGCCAGTGAACGTGCCTGCCGTCGAATTTGGAACCGTGAGGATGGTGCGAGTATTCTTACCGTGCTGGAAAATCGGCATTAGTTGGCCTCGGTAGTCGCAGGGGCAGGCTCGCTAGCATCCACGTCTGGCTCAGGTGCTGATTCGACAGGAACGATGTAGCCACCTTCAAGAAGCCACGAAATGTCCTCGCCGGGGATATCCGTCACCACGTCACTGGGCATAGCCCGCTTACCGTTGTAGGTAAGGGGCGACTTGTCGGTGACTTGGTAGGACTTCGGTGCAGCCTTAGCCATCTGGCCCTTCCGGTGAGCGAGGGTACTTACCCCGCAAGATTACCACCGAAAGTCCGAAATGGATTTGACTACAACACCGTACTACGCCTTGGCAGGCCTGCGATTCCTGACCTTTGGCTTGCTGACCCGGTTCGGTAAGAACGTTCGGAACGAGCCGTGACCATTGGGGCCACCGTGGACAGTCACCTCAGTGACTTCGCCATCTTTGACCTTAGCCCATTGGAAACGCCAATCACCACGCTCGCCCTTGACGAGTACGAGGTCACCCTTGACGAGGCCATCCCATTCCTCAACGTTCTCCCATTCGTAGGTGAGAGCGAGGTCTGCCACGCCTTGCGTTTTCCGCGCTGCCATTTTGTCTCCTGTGTATTTCCCTAGGGGATTCTACACAACCTTGGATTGGCTGCTTAGTAGTCCTCAGGGAGCAAAATGGTGGTGATGCTCCGGTCATACTCGGTGATGACCCACACCTTGATGCCTTCGATTTCGTAGGCCGACAGGATACGGCTTCCGTTCTTCACGGCATCGTCGTTGGAACTCTTGTCCTCGTTGTCAACGATTCCCCAGTCGCCAGACTGGTGACGGCCAAGGATTTTGACCATCTCGTAGGAAGCCTCAGGGTTGGCCTCGGTGAGGGTGTTCAGGGCGTTGGTCGTGATGACCACGTTCCCAAGGGGGAACAGAGGGGTGATGGTGTTCATTGCTCTCCTATCGTCTGGGCTTCGGTGGCTCCGTTGCTCAGGTCTTGCTCGTACTTCCTACGCACAATGGGAAAAAGCACTGCTGCAAAGTCCTGAGCGAATCTGTTCATCGCTGCTTGCTGTTCTTCTGTGAGGTTGCTCATACCCTAAGTTTACATTAGGGTTAGAACAAAGTCAAGTCAGGATTTTAGATTTCTTGCTGATGCCCGCAGGGGCAGACGAGGAACGAGCCGTTGACCGTAGGAACCTTCACGGCATCGGTGTGTTGGCATCCCTCAGGCTGCTGTTCCGGCTCCGTCTCTGGCTCAGGCTCAGGGGCAGAACCACCCAACATCTGTTCGACGGCTTCCAAAGCACGGATGGCTGCGAGGTTGGCTGCCTTGGCAGCCTCAATGGATTTCAGTACAAGGTTGAGTTCGCTCACGACGAGGGCGTAGCGACCATCGCTGTGAAGTTGATGGTGAACTTAGGTCGGTCAGTATCGTCGTAGCCGATGTAGTTCGGCATCCCCATAGGAGCGATACGGAGAATGTTGGTGCCGTCAATGGTGACGTTTGTGACCACTGAGGACAAAATTGTCCAAAGGATGTAGGCCAACTGGTAGGCATCCGGGTAGTCCTCTCGCTCACCACGAACGAGCAACTGGAGTTTTGGATTCTCAATGACCGCCGGTGCTGAACCCATCGTCATCGTCGGAGTTCCACCACCGTATTGTTGGATGAGGACGGCAGCGTTCGGGGCTTCTGCCGGGAAGCGACCAAGGAACAGGTTCCCACCGAGGGTCAACTGCTGATTGCTAGGGAGACTGGCTGTCTGGTCTTGGAGATACTGGCCCATCGAATCAAGGAGTGCCATTATTCTTTCAACGCCTTTCGGATTCTACGCTTTACGTCTTCTACGAGGTCGGGGAAATTGTCGGTAAACGGTTGTTCAAGGTACTTCGCCTGCGTTGGATACTCGTGGTAAGCATCCAAATCTTCGTGGACAATCACTGCGTAATCCACCAAATTGTCGCCGTAGGTGATTGACCCACCAACCGTGTTTTCGTCACGGAGCACGGCATCGTCAACTTGGCCACTCATCATCAAATCACCAGTGTCCACTGGGACTAACTCTTGGCTCAGTTGAAAAACGAAGTGCAGATATTCGTTATAGGCATCAACCATTTCCTCCAAAACACGCTTTGGAGCGTTCATCATATTGAACAGGTGGAGCGAGACTTCGGCAGTAAGTTCTTCGGCCATTTCACTGCCCCCTATTCAAAGTGCAGAACGGTGTTGTACCCCGTCAGGCCAGTCTCATCGAAGTTGTTCTCTACATACATCACCACTGGGTACTTCAAGGATTCCTGCGTCTGGTTTGGGACAACGACCAGACACTCAGTAGTGAGGTTGGGGTAGAAACCGTTGAGGTAGGCACGGCCAGAACTCATCCGGTCACGGCCATTTTCAGTGGCCAGCACCTTCATTTTGTACTCCAAGCGACACTTGTAGGTCACTGGTGGGCCGTATTCCACCGTCGAACCACTTTGCCCACTGCTGTTGACGTAGTGTCTCCCGTAGCCATCCAAAACCGGTGGGCCACCACCGGGGCTTTTTGCTGCAATCGGGTTTTGGACGATAATGGTCTGGGTCATTATCGCCAGAAGTTCTGGGTCAATACTCACGGTACATCGTTGCCGTTGTATTCATCGCCGTTGGCATCGGAGTTGTTTTCACCACCACCGGGGTTGTAGCCCATCCCGTAGGAAGTCGTTGTGCCGAGTTCTGAGTTCGTCGGCCAAGTGTTTTCAGTGAGGATGTACGGGTCAAGGCCACCAACTTTGAGTTCTGCCCAGAGTGCGTGGGGGTCAACGTTGGCAATCGGGGGATTGACACGACGGCTGCGAATCAGCAAGTCCTTGGCCAGACGCTCAAAACGCTGCGCTCGGTCACCGTAGCCTTGGCTCAGGGAGAGGCCACCGACGCTCTTGGAGACGTTGGTTGCCTGCTGGGTGAACTTGGCAGCCAAGTTGTAGCAACTGTTCGATGCAGCACGGTAGACATCCATATTCACCTCAGAGAGGTTGAAGTAGATTTCCTCGTCTTGGAGAAGCGGGTCACCTTCGTTGGTGTCTCCGATGAGGAAGCGCACGGCATCCTTGACGGAACTGGTTGGGTCTTGCGTGTATGTCCACGTCATCTTTTCACCTACGACATCACTGGTTGGTCAATACGGATAGAGCCGGTCAACACACGCTGCTGCGCCGTTGGGCCGTAGGTTGCTGTCACTTGCAAGTACCACACACCGGGGGTCAACTTGTTGAGGTCACCGGGGTTCCAATTGACAATGAGATTTGGGGCGACGGCAAAGCCTTGAATCCCACTGGTCTTGGTCAAAACGGCTGGACTGGGGAAACGTCCAATCTTCAATTGGAACGACCAGTCCGGGATGCTGAAATCTATGACGTTCCCCACGGCATCTTCCCAAGTAAATTCCAGTTCTGGGAGACTGGCTGCTGGAGTTGGGTAGTTAATCGTCATTTTTATGGGCCGTCCTTGTAAGAGCCTACTCCACCGTCTTCAAAAAGAATTTGGGACATTTCACCATACACCCCAGCAGCCGTTTTTTCGATATACGTTTCGGGCAGGGGGTTGGTGATGATGCGAGCAAAACTGAAGCACGAAGCGACCTGAACGAGGATTCCAGCACCGTTAACAATTGCTTGCAACGAACGGCTACTAGATACGGCTTGCACCAGAGATGCTGCTGAATTGGTCAGGTAGGAAGTCTTCTTGGCTTCGGTCTTGGCCTCTACGAGTTTTGCTGCTCCAGTTTCCCTGTGAATCGTAGAGCGAACGCCTGCTTCGGCCTGTACGAAGGCCGTTTCACCAACTTCGGTTCGGGTACGCCCGGTTGTTGCAGCCGCAACGAACGTTTGGAACGCAGAAGAAAGTCGGCCAAATCCGTGGCTCTTGGTATTGGTTTGCTGCGAGGATTCCACCACTGCCGAAATGGGCCGACGAACGTTTTGGCCCGTGGCTGCACTGACCAGCACTTCGGCAACTGTTGAAAGGCGTGGCAAGTTTTGCTTCTTGACGGCAGAACTACTTTGGAACAGGGCCGACGAAGAAAGGGCATTGCGGATTTTTCCACCAGTTGCCTCGGCTGCAAACGTTTCAGATATCGAACCAGTACGGGGAACAGTCCGGGAATCTACGCCATCAGTGGTGAACGTCTCCGTTGTCGTGCCGTTATTGACGAACGCAGCGATTCGCTGGCTTGTTTGGGATTCCACCAGAGATGCGTCGCTTACTTTTCCACGAATCGCACCATCGGCTGCTGGAACGGTCTGTTTTGGAAGGAAGCCAGCCATCCAGTACCCAAGGTAGCCAGCCCCAAGTGCGCCAAGGCCAAGGATGCTGTTCTTCTTGTGTTGCTCACGGGTATTGCGAAGTTCGACGTGGCTGACAAGGTTCCGGGCGTACTGCTTGTTGTTGGTGCTGGATTCAATAACACTCGCTTTTGAAACGACGTTCCTGCCGTAGACCTTTGGAGCAGCAGTGGTTTCCACTTCAAACACTGCGCTAACAGGGTTCCGTGTGCGGATGTCAACTGCTTGCGAGTTTTGGATTTCACTGGCCAAACTATTTTTTGTCCGGCTGGTCGCGTCTTCGGCAATGGCCGTTCCGTCTTGTTCCACAATGCTGGAAGCAGACTTTCGTGCAGATTTGTTGCCGTCGGTGGCTGTTGCTGTTTCTGCAACAGATGAGACAGTTTTGGAAGTGTGCGATGTCGTTCCCTCATCGGTTTCCACCAAAGCGTTGGAACTTGAACGAGCGTGGATGACCGAAGTTTCGCCCGTGCTGTTTTCCAAAGCAGGAACTTCAGAAACTTTGTTGTACTTGTGGCTGTCAACGGCTTCGGCTATTTCGATTTCACTGGAGACGGCGACTTCCCCGATGGTGCGCCCACTGAAGAAGAACTCGGCACCACCAAGGAAAGTCTGTCCAATTTGCTCGTTAGCAAGAGGCATCTAAACCCTTAGGTCGCAATAACAACGATGTAGCCTGCGCCACCATTTCCACCAACGCCAGTTGTTGTGTTGGCAGCAGCACCGCCTCCACCTCCACCTCCACCGTAAACTCCGTTGGCTCCTGCTGGAGTTGGAGTGTTGTTGCCGTTTCCACCACCGGCACCCGGCGAAGCGTATCCAAAGGTGCTTCCACTCGTGGCTGCCGAACCAGAAACAACACCACCAGCACCAACGGTGGACATACCGGGCGAGATGTCTGGCTTTCCACCAGCCCCACCGTTGGAGTTGCCAGTGTTGAAACTGCATCCTCCACCGCCTCCACCGCCTCCAGTGAAGCCACCAAGGGTTCCCTGCTGAGCATTGGTTCCAGCAACACCAGCAGTTCCTCCAGTTCCCCCATAGCCCCCAACGCCACCGTAGAGAACGTTTCCCGAAGTCTGAGCGTTGGTGACCACACCTTGGAAGTTGTAGATGAATGATGAAGTATTGAACTTTCCACCAGTCGAACCACCCACCCCACCACTGGCGTAGCAGTAGGAGTTGGTCGCAGCGTTTGTTGAGCCGAAGTAGGTAGTCGCTCCCGTTCCCCCAGCAGCACCAGAAGTTGTCGTTGATGAGGCACAAGTCCCTCCAGTTCCACCACCACCGATGCCGTAAGGAATACCCGAAGAGATAAGGGACGCGGTGACAGGAATGTCAATAATTGTGGCATTTCCACCATTCCCGCCAACGCCCCCACTGGCGTAGCCGGTTGTCCCTGCAAAGTATCCACCACCTGCACCCCCACCTCCACCACCAACGCAGATGACGTGAAGGTTGGTAGCCCAAGAAGGCACCGTGTAGGTTCCTGTCGTGCCAGCAGTTCCCGTTCCTCCCGTGGTGGAAAGGACCGTGACACTTGACTGTGCCGACCACGATGCAGCGTTTGTTGCTGAAGCCGTCAGAACTTGACCAGCAGAAGGCGTTCCGCTGATTGCTACACCCTGAACCTTGTTGACCGTGGCTGCTCCTGTATTGCCAACCGTCACATCACCAGAGAGCGTTTGCGGATTGGAACCAGTGAGCCAGACTGCATTAGTTGAACCGCTGATGCCTTGATACGAAACTGCCCCTCCTGCTGGAAGGGGGAAGGGTTGCACGGTTGCAGTGCCAGCGAAAGTGACTGCACCGGGTTGAGCCGTATTTGCGATGGTGAAAGTGTTGGTTGCACCTGTAGAGGCAATCGTAAACGAACCGTTGTAGGCAGTAGAGCCACCGGCAGAAATGCCACCAAGGTAAACTGTCTGCCCGGTCAAGAAGTTGTGGGTTGTTCCAGTCGTGACTGTCCAAATGGTTCCGTTGGTGGAAATGCCGCCAACCCCAACGACATAGCCCGCATAGGTCGTGCCGTAAGCGTTGAGGATGCTTGGTGAACCCGTCACCTGTCCATTCGGCAAGAGGTAAACCGTCTGGGTAGAGCCATTGACGAGGATTTGCGGAATGTAGTTGTTTGTTGAAGCAGAGTTGAGGGTCAGTGCCGTTGATACGGTTCCGTTATAGACCGCCTTGTTGCCGAGGGTGAGAAGTGTATTCGCAGCAGTGATGTATTGAGTTGCGTTCAGATAGGAAGTAGCGGTCCAGTTTCCTGTTGAAATAGATGGCTGCACGAAGTAGTTGGTTCCGTCTGTCCAAACCAGTGCTGGAATACCCGACGATAGGTAATACGACGATGACAAACCGTTGAGCGTCGCTGGCGAACTTGGTGTAATCGTGAGCGAGCCTGAGCCGTAATAGGTGGCAAGCCAAGGGGCTGAAGGAGCCGTTGCCGGAAGGGTCACAACGACTGTGCTGCTGAAGCGAACGAACTGTCCGTTATCAGATGCCGAGGCAGTCCAAGTTGTTGCGCTTGTTGCGTTTAGAACACCTGCGACGAGACTTGCAGGACTTGATGTTGCACCTGTGACCCGACCCTTTGCGTCTAGTGAAATAATGGCGTGGGAGATAGTCGAACCCGATGAGCCGTAAGTGCCTGCGCCGGGGCCGGTTGTGGCAAGGGTGGCAGTTCCAGCAGCCGAAACCGTTACGTCGCCAGAAAGGGAAGTGGCTGCCCAAGTTGTGCCACTGAAGATGTAAACTTGACCAGCCGTTGTTCCGGTGGTGAAGGCTTGTCCTTGCCACGAACCGACACGGGGAGTTCCTGCCGTCGAACCCGTTGCGTTGAGGTCGCCGCCGAGCGTGATTACACCACTTGCACCCGTCGTAGCATTGGAAATGGAAAGCGTCGTGCCAGAGAGGGAGAGTGGAGCGTTTGCTGTTCCAAACGAACCACTTGCACCCGTCGCACCCGTTGCTCCTGTAGCACCAGTTGCCCCGGTTGCTCCAGTTGCACCTGTTGCTCCAGTTGCCCCGGTTGCCCCGGTGTTGCCAACGTTTCCAGCAACGGCAATAGACCACGATGACGGGCTGCCCGAACCAGCGAACGTATCTACGTTGATGGTGATTGACGTATTGGCCGTCAACGCCGTGATGGTGCCTTCAACGTATTGGCTCGTGTTCGCCGTAGAGATGGCACGAGCGCGCTGTCCAATTTGGAACGCCCCGGTTGAGGTGATACCGGAAAAAACTGCGCTTCCCGTGCCGAGGTTGACCGTAGAGGTTGAAGTGACACCTGAGTAGCCAGCACCAGTCGGGCCGGTGGCTCCAGTGGCTCCAGTGGCACCTGTGGCCCCTGTAGGGCCAATCTGGGTGTACATCACTTGCTGTACGGTCAAGATGATGGAAGGCGTAGCAGGGTAATTGCTACCCGCAGATTGAGCCAGTAACGTCACACTCGTGGAATTAGATTCCCACATAAGTTGCAAGTAATCGTTGGCTGCGACGGTAAGCACAAAGTTCCACGAGGCAACTTTGTCGCTGTTCTGCTTGTCCATCGTGACCGTGGTGTTGGTCTCTGTGAGGTCGCTGCCGTTCTTGCGGAGCCAAATCTGCACTTGGTCAATGCTGTTATCGGTCTGCGTGAGTTGCGCCGAGAACTGCACGTTGTAGGTTCCGGCGTTGGCAAACAAAATGTGGCTGCTGCTGGTGATGGAGACACCGTTGTTCTCCGCCGTGGTGTTGAAGGTCATTGCCGTAGGCGTGTTGGCAGAACCTACTGACTGCGTGGTGGTGTCGTAAAATGAACCGTAGTAGCCTAGTGTGCCACCAGCACCGGTAGGGCCAGTAGGCCCTGTCGGGCCGACACCACCGGATTGCACCCAAGTGATGGGGTCGGTTCCAATAATGGTGATTCCACTAGCACCGGAGCCAGTGGCGTTCATTACAAACGTTCGGCCTGCGTAGGAACTTCCTTGAATCGTAAGAACGTAGTCACCGGGAGCAACCTCGCCAGCAATGCTGTCGTTGTAGTCAGTTGCACGGGTGAGGACGTAGGGAGTGGTGGTATTTCCAACGGTAGTGAGCGTGTAAATGCCGTTGTACTTAGATTGCGTGCTGGTGTTTCCAGCAATCAACACACGGGAGTTAGCGTAGGAACCAGTCAGACCCACCCCGTCAATTGTCAGCGTTCCCGTGCTGTTTCCCGTGATTCTTGCGCCGATACCCAAACCACCACTGGCATCGGTAGTACCGGCTGTGTACGAAGCATTGGTGCCGACAAGGACTGCTGCCCCGGTACCAAAGTCAGCCACAATCACTGATGAGTGGGCATTGGTGTTCGTTGTTGACCAGAACGGCCCAGTCGTGCCTGCAACCAAAACCTGCCCGGCAGAACCAATTGGAAGCCTGCTGAACGCCTGAGCCGTTGAACCGTAGAGGATGTCTCCGACTGCCTGAACTTGGCCAACGGTCTGGCTTACCGTGTAGTTGCCTTCTGAAATGTCAGAGGCTGTCAGAACAGGGATGACGGCAGCCGTAGCAAGGTGGCTTACTGCTGATGTCCCGTCTTGACCACGGACAACCCCAGTGAGCGTGATAGGAGAAGTAGTCCACGAAATCGTCTGCGCTGGAACCCAGACCTTTTCTTCAGAGGCCGAGTTGTAGTCAATGGACAGGAAGAAACCAGCGTTGGCCGTCGCTCCACTTGGTGAAGTGGCGATGCCGAGGCCAGTCCACGATGAGTACTGCGTCCCGGAAAACGTCAGTGAAATCGTTGACGTAGAACTGTTGATGCTCCCCGTCAGCGTGGCAGCGTATGCTCCACCGACGTATGAGTTCTGTGTATAAGGGGTGCGAGCCATCGTCTATCCCCTAGGGGATTTCACCTCCCTAGTTGCTCATCAACCAAGTAGGCGTGACCGTCAGTGAATCGTTGGGGTTGAGAATAGGCGTTGAGGTGTCGGCAAAGTTTGCAATGTAGACAATCTTGCCCGACGTACCGCTTGCAACGTTGGTGATGAAGTAGCCACACACGGCAGGCCAAACGCCTTGGGCCGTGAACGTGACGGCTGGGGCAGTTGACTTCTGACCGTTTACAGCATCTCCAGCAGTCCACGCTGCGCCAGAGTTGCAGGTCGCAGAGAGCGCAGCCGAGAGAACCACAATGGAACTACCCGTTGGGATGTTGGTGATAACTCGTGTCTCCTGCGCCGACAAGGAATCGGTGACCGTGATGTTCATACCAACGGCAAGACCGGCAGTTGCACTAACCGTGAGCGTCCAAGTAGCGGTTGCTGAAAGTGCCGTCAAGGTACCACTCGTCGCACCAGTCGCAGCAGCAGTCGAACTCAGGCTGTACGTCGCACTCACTCGTGCGTACCCGGCAGCAGTCGAATTAGCAGTTCCCAGTTCACGGAAAGTGACACCAGTACCGGTTCCACCACCGTTCGTCGTGTAGGTTCCCGTGTAGCCCGTGGCTGAATCAACGACAGCGAGAGTGGCTGCACCGTAAGGAACCTGCGTTCCAAGGCCACTGGATGAGGTGAAAAGACCGATGTAGTAAGGGTTGAGGCCCGTTGTCTGCGGGGTAGTCACACCACCGGAGTAGATGGCCAACTGGCTAAAAATAAGGTCAAGACCTTCGTTTGGAAATGCCTGAGCAGCAAGAGCCATCTGGTAAAACTCCTATGGGTAAGCGTAGTTGCCCCCCCATTTTGCCACACAATTTCAGATTTGGCGTTTGTTGTCCTGTTCCTCGTCGTAGAGAACCTTGGCGATGACAATGTGATTGGCAAGGTCGAGGAACGAGTTTTCAGCACTCTCGTGGTTCAGACGCTTGCCCGATGCTGCGTTAGCGATGCGCTGCACCTTTTCCAAACCTCGGATGAAGCAGGACTTCCACGCTGAAACGCCGATTTGTTCGGCAGCCCGGTAGTTGGCATAGGGGTCACGGTTCGTGCCGTAGTCGTTGCTCTTAGAGATATGCAATTTCAGCATCTCGGACAGGACTGCACGGAAGCGTGGGTCGCCACCTTCGGGGAACTCTGGCTCAACCGGTGATGAAGCGAATTGGTACCCGGAGCCAGCCCTTCGACGGCCACCACCAGCCGTGACGAGACGCTTGGTCATCGTTGACTTCAAGGGTGCCTGAATAGCACTGCCAGCCGTGTTCGTACCTTTCCAGTTCAGGATGTTCTCGTTCTCCTGTGCGAGGAATTGGTTGATTTCCTCCATCGAACGGCGTGGGTGTGGTGAAACACGGTTGATGTCAGTCATTGTTCTCCCTTTCGGCAATGTAGTGCTGGATGTCCTTCAGTGCTGCGTGAATCTCGTGCGTCAAGTGAGTATTGGAAGCCAAGTCCTTTTTGACCGCAGCAATGATTTCACTACTTGCTTTAGAGATTGTCAAGTGGGATAGGGCCTGCTCTGCTGCGATGGCATCGGCTCGCTTGGCGGCAATCAGCAAGATGGCCCCCTGAAGACCGGCGAGCATTGACAAGAACAGATTCAGCAAGATGTACGGGTACGGGTCAAAGCCATTGTTGTTCAAGGCAAAACTATTCAGGACTGCCCAACTCGCCATAAACACGACGAACCAACCAACGAACGCCCACGAACCCATTTTGTTTCGCATAGCGTCGGCTGCTTTTTCACCACGAGTGAGTTCTGCTCCTGTACGAACGCCGGGGAGTGGTGTCCAAGGATTGCGTGGGTCGTACCAATCTTCCCAATCGTCTTCTTCGGTACCGTCAATCCACGGTGGGGGTACGCCGATTCCCATTACGACAACATTTCTGCCCGTGTGGTGATTTTCACGCCGACCAGTTCTTCCAAAACGTGGGGGCGGTGCTTGTGGTAGGCGTAAACCGGCTTGCCAGTGTTCACGGCAACCAGTACTTCTGCCTTTGCGCCTTCAGACTTCGCCCAACCCGGCAGCACGATTACACCATCGCAACGCTGCACCATATCGAAGCAGTGCCACATTTGGTCGTAGTAGTTAGAATCGTCGGCTTGGATATCAGCACCCAATCGCTCTTTGGCAGCCTCTACGGGGCAAAGAGCGTCGAATCCGAGGCTTCTGAGGTGTTCCCGCGCTTCTTCAAAGGCAGGGAAGTTGGAGTGGGGCAGACCCCGCATCGGGCCGCACAAGTAATACGCCATCAGATAATCAGTAAATCTCCCCAGCCACGAGAGCCGTAGTCAAGTCCGATACCAACCGTCAACATTCCAGCAGGGGAGTTTGCACCCGTCTGGCTTGTAAACCACTTAGAACCACCATCCATCGCTGGGCATTGGAACACTTGGCGACCAGTGCCTTCAGATGCGACGAAGTGGTGATAATGGCCAGAGATGAGGATTGCGCTGTCCGCAGCCGGAGTGCGACCCATTACTTGGCCTTTCCACCACGCCTCAATCTTGGCAACCGTGCCTCCACCGTTGCCCTTTCCAAATTGGTGGCCGTGAGCGAACGTCACTGGCACACCACAGATGTCCAAGGTGATAGTCAAGTCTTCCTGAACGAGGCCGTCGAACTGGGGCATCGAAACATTGACGTAGCGTTCTGGGTTCTTCAGATAACAACGGTACGTTGAGGTGAAAACATCCAAATCGTCGTTGTCCAACCAGTCCGTGAACGCCTTGCCGTTCTTGCGGTTTTCACCGTGATTGCCCGGAACGGCAGTGAGGATGATTTGGATATCGGGGAAATTGTCTACCAACAATTCCACCATCCGGTCAATGAGGTAGACCACCAAGTCCTTCTGTTGGCGACGAGTGAGGACGGTTTGGAAAGTCTGCATATCGTAGTGACCGTCGCACTGCTCCACGAGGTCGCCCATTCCAGCAATGTAGATATGGCTAGGCGCACGACCAGCCTTACGCAGTTCCTTGACCCGTTCCACCACACGGTCTTGGGCGAGGCAGATGCGCTCGGTCATTGCATCTGGGCCACCCCCTTCCCCTTTTCCTGTCTGCCAATCGGAAAAAGTGACTACCAATGCACGGTTGCTGTTTACACTTGGGGCGGACTTCAGTGGCTTGCGCTTCAGAATCTTCTCGCACAACGTGTCCACGTTGATGGAGCGTTCACCACCTTGGCGACGGCGAATCTGCGCTCGGTAGTACTTCATTCGATGCACGGTTGGGTGACCGTCTGCATCTCGGCCCATATTGGCATCCCAGCCACGGATATTGACGGAGCCGTCTACGACTTCCGTAGTGTCTGGTGAAAGCCCCCAGTCCTGCATAAGGACTTCCCAAAACGCCGGGTCTGGCTCATTGGGGAGAAGCGGTGAGGTGATGTAGCCCTCGTTGCCATTCCATTGGAACGATGGCTCAGTTCCTTTTGGAATGGTGTTGACGTGACGCTGTGGCAATGACGATGCTGCGTCACTTAGCGACACGATACGCCCCCTTGTGGGTGGATTCAGCAGGGCATTGACACTGGCCGTCAAGGTGACGCTTCAGGGTCTTCTCGTTGAGTTTCTTGCCGTCGGCAGTGACCACTCTGGCAATCCAGCCAGCAGGCTTTTGGAGTTCAATCCACGATTTCAGCGTGGCAGTGTCATCCTTGTCTAACGACTTCAGGAAGTCTGCGAAGCGACAGGTGGATGATTGCTCAATACGCTTTTCAGCATCTCGCAGCGACATACGGAAATCGTATCACCAGTATTGCCGTAAACTGTGGCTACTCGGTGGCTGGCTTCTTGACTGCCTTTTTCACCGTCTTCGCTGCTGGCTTCTTGGCCGGAGCCTTGGTCACAACAGGCTCGTCTACAGCCTCAGGCTCAACAACGGTTTCCACCTCAGGCTCGGCTTCCACGGGGGGCCAAACCCACCCGGCAGCAGCCAGTTCCTCGTCAAGGTGTTCCAATTCATACGGGGTCAAGGGCCTTGCCCATCCGTACAGTTCGATGTGGTCAAATCCTCGTCGTGTCCACGTTTCAGTGGAGACGAGATTGTTCGGCCCAAACACAGAATCGCCAAAGGCACCGGCTGGGTACACTTTGGCGATTCTGTGTGTGAAGCGTGGTTCGGGGTTCATACCCCTAGCCTACTAGAGGCTAGATGGCCGTGCCACCGATGATGTTGCTGAAGAAGTAGCCGAGGTCGGCTGCGACAACCTTGTTGTCAAAGGCGATTTCACCTTCAACTCGGTCTGCCTTCAGTTCCTCCATACGGAAGCGGCTCACACCAACCGTGGTACCGAGGCCACCCGACACGCCAGTCCACATAAACGTGTAGCCAGCGGAGGGGGTCATCACACCGGGGTTCGGGGCGGTGTAGGCAAGCAGGGCGTTGTTGCCGACGGTGAACTTGTAGTTGCTGGAAGCAACACCAACACCGAGCAGGTCGCTCGCCGTCTCGTTCGCCGTGTTCACGACAGCCTTGGCGACCAGCACTCGGTCAACTCCAAAGAGTTGGGCGAGCAGGTCTTCGGTGACGATGGCACCGGCCTGAGTGAACTTGTAGCGGTCAACGAGAAGCGGGTGGTTCTTCAGCACTTGGAAGACACGGTAGCCAAGCACGAGGGTGTTCGGCTCGTAGCCCGTGGTCTGCAAGATGGCAGCCTTGGCGAGTTCCACGTCCGCAATCGGGTTGGAGTAGTAGGTTCCACCGTTGGTGTACGACGAGGTACCCGTCGCACCAACGTAGTCATCCCACTGCCACACGGCAGTACCAGCGTTAACAGCCGCGGTAGAACCGGTAGCGGGCTGACCATTGACACCCAAGGCCCAGACACCGGCTTGGAAGTAGTCGCTGGCCCACTGAACCTCACGACGGAGAAGAAGACGCTGGGTGATGAACTGCGTCGCCTCCATATCGGGGTTGAGGGGGTTGTCGGAGTTGGCACGGGTCTGGTCACCAATGTCCTTGTGGAAAGCCCACACGTCGGCCATATAGGTGTCCGTGGTGAGGCCGTAGCCAGAACCAGCGGAGACGGTGCCATCAGCACGACGCTGAGCCTCGTCACGGAACCAGTCATCCTTCGTGTACTTGAAGTACAGGTTGGACTTCTTGTCCACCGGGATGACAGGGAAAACCTTGTCAGCGATGAAGTTGTCGGTGTTCTGCAAGTACGCGACTGAAATGTTGGTCAGAATCGCGTCAATGTGAACATTTTGAACGTTTGGTTGGGGCATTGTTCAGGTTCCTTTCTAAACCTATGCGTTGCGAGACGGGGCCGAAGCCGTGACAGCCATCGCAATGAGGTCACCCTGAGCACCGCTGGAAAGCGCAGTACCGTAAACCCACGAGGTAGGGCTGGCGTAAGAACCAGTCGTTGGGTAGGTGACAGGGACAACTGCGCCAGAGGTGTCAATCGTCAGAGCCTGACCGACGGTCACAGCAAGACCACAAACAACCTTGGAGATACCCGAAAGGGTGACCTCAGCCTCAGCGAGGGCTTCAAGGTTGCCGCCAGCAGCAGTGCGGTACACCGGCTGGTTCTGAAGAATACCGATGGCCTTGGGGCCGGTTCCACCAGCGTTCACGGCAGTCGTGCCGGGAGCAGTCTGTCCGGCAACAATCGCCGTGGCAACAGGTTGGCTAGCAGGCTGACCCTGAACCGTGAGGGTAATCGAAGCGCTTGCGGTGGTACCGGGAGCAGCCTGCGAGATGGTGAACGAGCCAGCAGCAATGTTGATGCCGACAACCGTTGCACCAGCAAGACCGGCTGGCGCGGTGACGAGCGCACCGGGGACGATTCCAGCAAATGCTGCTGGGGTCGCCGTGGTACCGGTCACCGACACCGAGTTGCTACCAGCGGTCACGTTCGCAGTGATGGTCGCACTGGTCGAACCAAGGGAAACGAAGCGGAACTGCGGGGTGAAGACCGGGGTTCCAGCCGAGTTAACCTGCGTCGAAAGCGACGAATCGGCAACCAGCGAAACCTTGACGGTGTATGGATTTTGTTCCCAAGCCATATTTATCGAGCCTTTTCAGCGAGGTACTGGGTGTAGAGGTCTGGGTTCGACTGGGCAACAGCCAGCAGAGCAGCCTCAAAGGACGGGGCCGTGCCGGAAGCAACAGCAGCCTTCGCGAGGTTCTCCATCTTGGAGTAGGAATCGTCGCTCGCAACAGGAGCGTCGGAACCAACCTCAGTGAAAACCACGTTGGTTTCAAGCAAAGCGTTGGCACTGTCAAGTGCCTTGACAACCTCGTTCGCGAGGGTGCCATCGTTTTCAGCCAAGCGACGAAGCGCAGGGCCGACAATCGTGGGGTCAATGTTCAGGTGCGACCACTGAGCAGCCTTCATCACGGCAGCCTCGTCAGCACGAGCGTCACGCTCGGCCAAAAGAGCCTGCTCTGAGGCAGCAGCCTTGCGGAGTGCAGCCTCGGCGTTAGCCGAAGCGTCATCCAGCATCTTGCGGATAGCCGCAGGCATCGCCTTAATGATGTCAGCCTCGCTCGCAGCCTCAGGGATGATGACAACCTCTGGGGTTGACACCTCTGGGGTGAAAGACATAGTTTCCTCCTTGGAAACGAGGGTGGGGATTACTGCCTTGTTCGCTTCGACTTCCACTTCGTCGTTGGCATCATCTGCCAATTCGATTTCAGTGTCTTCGGGGCGAACTTCGTCAAGAACCGCAGCAACGTCAGAAGGATTGGCAGACTTCATCACTACCCAGCCATCGTGGAGGTGCGCCGGGCGGTCAACGCCCGAAGTCTCCTTGATGTTCAGACGGACTAACTTACGAGCCACGCCATCTCCTAACGATTCATTGCCCATCTAGGGCTTGACTACTGAAATCGTAGAAGACTTTTTGGAAGTGTCAAGCAATAGCGCGATATTGCGCTTGCCGAGGGCCTAGAAGACGGAGTAGTTGTCCTCTTGGCAGCGTTGTTGGAACGAACACCAGTTGCACAGGATGGATGGCTGTGCTGGAAAATTGGAAGTCTCGTAGGCTCGCTCAATGGCTGCCCACACGGAACGCACACGAGTTTCAGCATCCCGGATGTCAATGTCCGTCACGGTTTTTTCGATGGTGACTGCATCCTTGACGTAGATAAGGCTCATCACGCTGGGCCGTTCACCGTAAACCTTTTCGCACAGGTAGGCGTACACCTGACACGCTTCCAATGCCTTGGATTCGTACCGGGGCTTTGGAACCTTGCCGGTCTTGTAGTCACGGATGGCGAGTGTGCCATCTGGGAGCCGGTCTAGCCGGTCAATGATTCCTCGCAGGCCAAAGTCGCCCATATCCAAGTCCAAACGGATTTCGGTGGAAACCACGTCAATCGAACTGGGGTCTTCCATCGTGAAGTAGGTGCGAATCAACTTGGTGATTTCGGCAGCGTACTTCTGCACACGGATTTCATCGAAGCCAAGTTCTTCAATCGCTTCGGGGGTCATATATTCCCGATAGAGCGAACGGAAGTGCTTCATCGCATTGTCCACTGTCCGGTCTTCGGGGGCTTCGTCACGGAACAGGTTTTCCAGCACGGCGTGGAAGATAGTTCCCCGGTATGCAGCCTCACCCTTCTTCTCTGGCAGTCTCTCCACCGAGACGTACTGGTACTGGCGAGGGCAGTTTTTGAATTGGCTTACCCGACTTGGTGATACTCCGTCGGGCTTCTCACCGAGATAAACAGGGGTTGAGGACATACGTTCCACCATAGCAGAACGGTGTGACGTTTACTTGTACCGGCGAGCCTTACGAATCAACTTGTTGACTTCTTCGGCCAAAGCGAACGCAGCGTCAATGTCACGGGTGTAGATGCTGAAATCTTGGAACGGCATACCAATGCCGTTGAACTGCTCACGCTGGATGAGGCGCAGTTCGGTGATTCCATTCCCCGACCAAACGACGTAGCGATACGGCTCGTCTACTGCTTCAAATTCGTTGAACTCGCCCTTCTTCCACACAAGCCGGGACTTGGTGAACGGCCACATCAGGCAGAACCCTCTGCGTACTGCACGAGGTGGGTGAACGGCTCAATGGATTCCAAGCGAGCAGTGAGGTCGGCCACCTGCTTGGTCAGTGCTTCGTTTTCACTGGCCAGCCGCGCAAGGGCATCCTGCTGGGTCAGTGCCTTTTGGACAAGGTTGTGCAAGTCTTCGTCGTTCGGCGTACCAAGGGTCATTTCCTTGGCAATCCTCTCGGCCAATTCGTTCAGTGAACTCATCCTCAACTCCCTACTAGGGTTGCTGCACATAGGTTAGCACAGATATTTAGTTTGCCTACACTTGACCCGTGTAGCGTGGGCAAGTTTCTAAGTCGTTCCAATCCGGGTGGAACTCAACGGCTGTACTCCGATGGCAGTGCAGACATTCCACCAACGCCTCTCCGAGGGCAATGCAATCTTTGTTGGTGATGCGCCAGTCGTGCTGGCAGAACTCCGGGTCAACATCTTGGACAGTGATGACGGTGCGCTTGTACCCGTCACGGCGAATCCGGCCTTCGACTTCCATTCTGACCAGCATCTGCTGAACCGTTGATGTACTCCGAATTCCTGTCGCAGTGCAGATACTTCGGATGGATGGTGAAAACCCCATCTCCCTACAGTGCCAAGCGATGTAGCGAAGAATCTCTGCGTCTTTACGACGGGGTGGCGTGTTCGGTTTCGTTCGCATTTCACTACCGTACAGGGTTGAGTGTGTTGTTGCAAACCTCTGCTGAAGTGGATACGATAACGGGGCTTCGGTTGGCAGACAGTCTGCCAAGCCCTAACCCGAAGTACTGCAATGCTGCGTTAACCAACACCAGAAGTACCGACGAGGCGGCCTCTCCAACGGGCCGCTTCGTCATTTCTCTTGACACCCTGTAGTGGGGTTGGTATACTGTGTTTGGAAGCACGTCGGCGTGGCGACGGTAAAAAGGGCATTAAGCCACGAGCGTTGTCAGAAGACAGGTTGCCACTTACGGTTCTTTGGAAGTCACCATCCAAAATTTCCTACCTTGGGTGACAAGGTTGGAAGCCGTATAAAAAGAACCATTGCCTATCGGATGGTGATTTTGGCATATACAGATAGGTATGGGAGTAGCAGTCCCCTGATTACCAAGGCTTGGCCAGCCAACTGCAATTCAATCCTGAGCGTCTTGCTCTGCCTCGGAGATGAGTGCGTCGGCAAAGGCCGAGATGTTGTCGAAGTCAATGCCTTGATGCGCTGCGAGCCGACCAGTGGCGAGGTGAAAAGCGTAGCGAAGTACGTCTTTCTCCTTTTCGATTTCGGCAATCTTGTTGTCCGTTGTGACGGTGTGCTGAATCAACTTGTCAATGTCTTCGGCGTACTTGTAGAGCAACTGGTGGCAGGTTTCCAAATCCCTTCGGGTGGTTTCCACCAACGCCTTCAGTTCTTTCTTCCTCATCGGTACCTTTCGGGAATAGGCCCCTTGTAGGGCGTTCCATTGAACTCGGTGGTGAACGGGAACCGCTTCGTGCAGTTCTTGCAGTTCACCCACACCTTGCTTCCTACTGCGATGAGTTGCCATTCGTGCGGACAATCCACTATTCCAAACCCCCAAGGAGAATGACGGCAATCCTATCCACAAACTGGAGTGCGTCGGCAATGTTGTCAAAGTCGGGCGTAGTGAAAAATGCGTGGAACGAGCCGTCGGCTTCTTCGTAGACCTTGGCGTAGAAACCGTTCCCATACCAAAGGCTGACTAGCCGTTTTTCACCTTCGCCCAGCACTACTGCTCCCCAAAGAGAATGAAGTCGCTCACTGGGGTGATGTACTCGGTGTCGGTTTCAATCCAAACCCGTGCGCCACATTTGTCCGGGGTGTCGCTCTGCACGAGGCGCATCGGGCCGTTGATGAGGATTTCACTGTAGTGAGCAACCCCTTTGTAGGTGCGAACGATGATGGCTGGTTCGCCCTTCTTGATTTTCTGTTGGTGAATATGAACGATGGCCTTCACGCCTGTAGCCAGTCGCTTGGGCTTCCGAGCCGGACAACGCCGTAGCAAATCTCGTCATTTTCATCCAGCAACGCTTCTTCGGCATCCGTCAGTGGTGGAAAATCGTGGAAAGCGCAGTACTGCTGGGTACAGAAACCCGAAGCAATTCCAAATTCCAGCCATTCGTCAAACGTCATTCGACCACCTCTATCTGGTAGAACATTGGGGCATCATCGTAGATACGGTTTTGTGCGATTTCACTGTACTCAGGGTTGAGTTCCGTACCAACAAAGTTCCTTCCGTGGCGCAGCGCAACGACTGCCACCGTTCCACTTCCAGCAAACGGGTCAAGTACCGTGTCGCCGGGTGCTGAACCAGCAAGGATGCACGGCTCTGCAAGGGCCTCTGGCATCACCGCAAAGTGCGCCCCTTTGAAGGGCTTAGTGTTGATAGTCCATACGTCACGCTTATTCCGCTTACCGTCATAGACCTTGTATTCGGGTGGTCGGGCATTGACCCCCTTTAGACCCTGCCTTTCAGCAGAACCCTTTGCCGCCTTTGTGCCAGCAGGGATAACGCCATCCTCTTTGATGGCCTCGTGGTCGTAGTAATACCGAGGCGACTTGGTGAGCAGAAACAGATACTCGTGGCTCTTGGTGGGTCGGTCGGTGACGCTCTCGGGCATCGGATTGGGCTTGTGCCAGATGATGTCGCTGCGGAGATACCAGCCGTCTTGCTGAAGTGCGAACGCCACGCGCCAAGGTATGCCAATCAAGTCTTTCGGCTTCAGGCCAGTGGGCACTGGTGGTCGGCCTAGGGCTTTCAATGCGTCGTGTTGACCGTTTTCATTGCCCTTACGGTTACCACCACCACCAACTCCTGAGCCAGCATAACTGTCCCCAAGGTTGAGCCACAAGGTTCCATCGTCAGACAGCACACGGCGCACCTCACGGAATACCTCCACCAGTTCATTGACGTAATCGTCTGGTGTCTGCTCTAGGCCAATCTGTCCATCGTGTCCATAGTCACGCAGCCCGAAGTAGGGCGGTGAAGTGATGCAGGTGCGGACAGAGCCGTCGGGGATTTCGGCCAAGCGTGTACGCACGTCACCCACGAGGATGCGAGCGTGTGGCATTACTTCCCGCCGAAGCGCAGGTTGGCGTGCTTAGGGCAGAAGTGGGCTTCTTCAGTTGGAAGCCAATCCTCAGCATCCGGGGTTCCCGGCTCCGTTGCTCTCGTACACTCCGGCTCGTCGCACAGCCAAAGTGGTGAACGTTCTTCGGTCAGGGGGTCAACTCCGATTGCTTCAGTCATATAAGCAACCGTAGCAGGGTTGGTGATGCCGGGCAAGGAACCTAAAGAAATGACTTGACTTTGTGACACCCATTCGCTAGACTGGTGTTTAGTAGTGCCAAACGAGAGGAACCGATGAAGAACTCATATGCCACCATCCCATCGCACGGGCCGTATGTTGTCACCCGTGACGGCGCAGTTATTTCGCCTGTGTTCAACGAGGGATTGTTTGAGGCAATCGGATGGCTGCATCGTCACCAAGGGCAGAGCGTTGACTACGCCATTAGGTACGGTGGCTACCGAATCACCAACCCCAGCGAAGACAACTAACCGAGAGGAAACAGATGCCACTTATCGAAGCATTGACCCCAAATGAACTTGCACAGATTCAGGCCGAATTGGATGCTGAAGGATGCGCTTGGCTCGTAGAGCGTGTTGTCGGCTACGACTACGACGATAACCCTCGCATTGAGATTCTTCCCTGTGGCGCAGCCACGGTTCTCACCGACGAGTACGGCTCGTGGCATTGTGCCAAGGGTCATCACCACCACACCTACGGCTCCCCGGCTTGGCAGAACGATGGGCAGTACGACTGATGGGACACCTCACGAGCAACCACTACCCACCCGCGCCGACCACGCTGGTGCAGCAGCGCAAAGCACGTTGCACTTACTTCCGTGGGTGCGGTGGCGAGCAACCCTCAGCCAATCCATTGCCGTTCTTCAGGCCTCGGCCTGATGCTAAATTCGATTCCTACTACTGCGGATGCTACGGCTGGGACTAACTTCCGTTTGCTGAACCCTCGTCAACTTGACACATTGCTGTCACCCGACTAGGGTTTTCATCAACCACTTGGGAGGCCAATGACCCCATAAGGGCCGTGATAACGCCGACACACCCGATGCTGAATAAGCGAGGCCGTTGTATTCCACACCGGAACCGGACTGGGGTATGAATGTCGTATGGCGTTTGCCCGCACCACCACCACCTAGAACCTGCGTCTGCTGTACGACGCGTGACCTGAAGGAGTGTCCGATGCGGCCTACCTTGTCTATCCGTTCCCTTATCGCTGTCTCCGTTGTCGCTATCGGGGCAGTGTTGTTGCAACCAGCCGGGGCATCTGCTCCGCACCATTCCAATTTCCACGGCCCACTTCACGGTGCGCCGAAACACGCTCCAGTGACCACCGTGGCGCATACGCCAGTGGCCCACAAGCCACCTGTCGTTCACCACGCTCCAAAGGGCTGGCCTTGGGGCGTGACTGCTACCGACCTGCGTGAGTGGAGCCGTGTGGCTTCTTGCGAGGAAGGTGGAAACTGGCACGTCAGAGGCTCGCTCTACTCCGGGGGCCTCGGCATCACCAACTCCAACTGGCGATACTTCTCACGCGGGATGGGCTTCCCGGCGAACGCTGCTGATGCCACGCCTGTCCAGCAGGTCGCTGTGGCCAAGCGCATCAACGCTGGCTACGGAGTACCAGACCAGTACGGCTGCCACGCTTGGTGATAGCCTTATCCTGACCCTGTTGGTCAGTTGCTCTATCCGGTAGTTAGGCCACCCTACGGGGTGGTCTTTCTACTTGCGACGCTTAAAGAAGCGAGACGTAGGAATCAGATTTGGATTGACCGTCTTGGTGATTTCCGGCTCAGACGAATCCTCGTCAACGTTGGAAACATCCTCGGAACTGTCATCTTCGTCATCCCCGAACAGGTTGCCAGACCACTTCCAAGTTGACGGGTCACGCTCTTGATTTGCCATAGTGAAATCCTACCACTGTCCGTTTCGGGCAACCCAAGCGTCGTACTCGGCTGCCGAGACATTCATTCCCCGAACGGTCTTGGTGATTGCGTCGTGGGAGCGCAGTTTGCTTCCAAGGGCCTGAACGAGCAGGGCGTTGGCTGTCTTGGCGACTTCGCTGTCCTTGGCGAGTGAGGACACCAGCACGTTCTTGGCCGGGTCAAGTGCGCCAGTCTCGTCAACGTTGTCGTATCCAAAACCGTTGGGGGAAATGCTGACGCTTTCAGGGAGAACCATTGCGCTGCGATTCAGCACCATTGTGTAGTTGCGATTGTTGTCGTGATAAGCGTCGTACCCGGCGAGCGCAGGAAGCGAACTGGCAATTTGGAAACTTTCAAAGGGCAATGCAATTGCCTTAGCCATTTTTTGGTAGGCGGCTTGTTGCTGCCCGTTTCCACCATAGATTTCGCCACCGTACATTTGAGCGTCAGCGAAAAGCCGGTTCTTGCTCATTATCGTGTCCCAGCCCGCTGCTCCAAAGGAGTTCGGGATGTCTTGACTTTCCAGCACGTTCGACGGGTTGGCCAACTTGCTACGGAAGATGCAGCCACCTGCCGGTTCACCAGCGTCTGGCCTAGAGTAATCGGCAGCAGTGTCTTTGGTACTTGATGTGTAAAACGCAGCACCGTAGTTTCCACCACCGAACCTTGGCGTTCCAAAATAAAGGGATGACAGTTTGGCTTCTAATCCACTGCTTCCAGCAGTAATGCCGGAGAACAAGCACGGGCCGGGGGTTTCAGCAAACTTCGCCTCACTGACCACCGTTGGCTTCTCGGCATAGCCAAGCATCCTCAGAATTGCTGCGCTTTCTGGGTCGGTGTTCCGATTGTCACGGGCAATGGTGTACTGCTTCCAGTACTCGTCGGGGTTGCACACGATGTGCGTGAAGTTTCTTTGGAAGATGGCTGCCCGTCGCTCGTTTTCAGCAGGGTCACTAGCAAAGGCCTTTTCCTGTGTCAGCCACTCCGTGAAGTTTTGGACATCCTCGGACAGTTTTTTTGTTGCTTCGGGGGAGATTCCACTTCCACCTTCGCCAGCGACCCATTGGTTCCCGTGAAAAACGTGACCGTTGACATCCCCCTTTTGGATTTCACCAGTGGCGAGGAACGCCGTCGCAGCATCTTTAAGTTCCTGCGGGGCCGGAATCCACGACGGCATCTTCGTCATTTTCAGTACGGCTGCCTGCTGGTCTGCGAGGGGTGCGTCAGTGACGTTCAAGAACCACAACAGGTCGGGGATGGTGGTGATGAGCGTGTTCATACGCCACAAGTCCCAAGTACCGGTCTTAATCCAGTCTTCGTTCAGGGTGTTTGACGCGTTGGTTTCCATTGGCTCAGTTTACGCGTTTCTACTGACTTGACGGATTCCGTACTGGCTGAATTCGTATCCGCTTGGAAGCACGGTGTCTTTGTCAGACTGCACGGCTGCAAATTCTGCTCCTGACAGGTTTGCGTTAGCAAGATTTGCACCTTTAAGGCTTACATCTCTAAAGTTTACATCTTCAAGGTTTGCACCTTCAAGATTGGCTTCCGAAAGGCGTGAGTTGCCAATCTCGGCCTTTGACAAGTTGCACCCAGAAAAATTGGCTTTAATGAAATCGCTTGCTGAAAAAAATGAACCCGACAAGTTTGCGCCAGTGAGGTTGGCATTGCTGAAGTTTGCGCCATACCAAACGTGGTTAAGGTTTCCGTTGGAGCCGTTGCCATTCAAAAAAGGAGTGCGGTCTGTTGAAAAGTCAGCGTTTGTAAGATTTGCCCCTGAAAAATTTGCGTTTTGTGAGGGGGTTTCAAACTTTGCGCCTTGGAGGTTGGCACCCGAAAAATTAGCGTACTCTGCAATGTCTTTAATTTTGGCACCTTGCAAATCGGCATTGCGAAAATCGTTTTGACCATTGACTTGCCATTTGCCGGGGCCAGCCATTACAACAATTTCGTCTTCGTCTAGACAACCCACGCCGGTTCTAGCACACGACAGAACTCGCTCTACTGGGACGGTGCCAGAAATCATAACTTCGCCAAAATGACTTGCTTCGGTTGCTGAATAGGCAAACGAAGAAAGCGGGCGAAGTGGCACTTCTGAATTTGTTTTAAAACCTTTTGTCCAATCCGGTGGAGAACTTTGAGAACGGAAAGTCATCCCTCGGTACACGGAAACTTCCTTGATTCCAGCAGCCTTGAAGTAATCCTGCGTTGCGTTGTACTGCGCCCGGAGGAAAGCCTTGTAGAAGTCACCGTTTTCACTGACAAGTTTGTCAACTTGTGCCTGTGTTGCTGTTGCTAAATTTGTAATTTGGTCTTGTTGTGCTGAATCAAGTTTCCCCCTACTGCTGTAGCCGAGGAATTGCCTTGCTGCTTCTTTGTAATCCCAGTCAAAATGTCCAGCAAGACCGAACTCCTTGGCTGCTAATTGCTGCATTGCCAATGACAGTGGAGAAGTGTCGTTCGACGTGTTGGCCCATTCCGAGACGAGTTTGCTGACGGCTGCTGCCCGTTCCTCTGGCTGCCTGCTGCCTAACGCTTCATCCCATTCGGGGCCGAGGCGAGAAGCAATGTCCTTGGCGATTGCTGCTTTGCAGTCACCACGAACCTTCATATCCCACTTGGGGCCTGTTAGACCCTTTTCCACCGCTTCTGCGACCTTGCGACTGTTGAGGTACACGGAAACGTTGTCCCCCGGCTTGCTCTCGGCTTGGGAGATTTCACTGCCACCCTCTCCACCTGTCCACTGGTTTCCGTGAAAGGGATGGCCTTCAACGTCGCCCTTTTGTACGGGCTTTTCGTATGGTTGAACCGGCACGTTGGTCAGTTCGTTGCCTACTGCGCCCTTTTCATCAAAGTTAAACTCGTTAAAGGATTTGTCACTACCAATGGTGATGTTCTTCGGGAGAACCAAAGCACCACGGTTTAACAGCATCGTGTAGTCATCGTTTTTAATACCGACTTGCGGTACGGTCAGGGCATCAAAGCCAGCAAGTGCTGGAACGGCACTCATCCTCATTGAGTAGTCGGTCATTACTGCGTCAATTTTGCCGTAAGCCGACGCTTGGTCTGGGGTGATGCCCTGTTTCATCAAGGGCAGCAGTGAAATACCTTCTGGCCTCTCGTAGGCCAAGCCGTCATAAGTCCAAGTGTTCGATGTGCTTTCCAACTTTGCTCTAAAAATGCAACTGTCTCCACCTCTACCAATTCTCGTGTACCCCACCGGGGTGTACTTCTCAGGGGAGGTGTAGAACGCTGCTCCGTAAAAACCACCACCGTAGCGAGGAACCTTCCCGTAGTACAACTGGGACATCTTGGTTCCGACTGAAGTTGAGCCGGTCTTGATGCCGGAGAACAGGCACGGAGTTGGTACCTTGGCGAATTCTTCTTCGCTGACAACCCTTGGCTTTGCTCCGTATCCAAGCATCTGAAGAATTGCTGCGTTCATAGGGTCGTTGCTTCGTTGCTCTTTTGCAATTTTGAATTGCCTGTTGTATTCGCCGGGGTTGCACAACACCATTGTCAAATTCTTGGCGAACAACGCCCTACGAGCGTCATCTTGCGACTTGTCTCCAAGTTGGCCTGAGATTGGGATGTCCTTTGAAGCGTTTTCGACGTACTGGCGAATTTCAGCAGTCTCCTTTGGTGACAACTCGCTTTTGAACTCTAGTTCGGGTGCTGGTGTCTCGGCCTTTGGTGGGGTTGGCTCTGGCTCTGGCTTTGGTTCTGGCTTCGGCTCTGGTGGTGATGCGACAGGCTTAGGGGCTTTTGGAACCCTAGGAGCCTTCGGAGCCTTTGCTTTGGGTGCCTTTGGTGCCTTCGCCGGGGCCTTGGCTGCCGAACTCGGCTTTCCACCACGGGTGTTGAAGCCACCCCCGACGGTCAACCACTGATTACCGTGAAACTGGTGGCCGGGAACGTCACCTTTGGAAATCGCTTCCTCTGGTGGGCCGTCAAGTTCAGTCAGAAGTGGGTTGCCCTCAATCCAGTTCTCCAAGAACGCCGATGCTGGAATCCACTGTCCCTCAACGTAAGCCTCTGCGTCAGTTCCGTCGTATCGGTAGTAGGCGAACGGCTTTCCTTCGGTGGTGGAATACTCGTAGTACGTCCACGCAGAAGCCTTGATACTCCGGGTGCCGATGTCTTCCACGCCAGCAGGAATGGAAACTTTGGCCCACATTTTCACCATCTTGGCCTGACCCTTTATGTAGGCAGGGTCTTTTGGATTCAGGTCACGGATGCGCTCGTAGATTCCGTGGGTCTTCGTGGCCATTGCTGCTGATTCCGGGGTGTGGAACTGCACCTCAAACATTTGGTTCTTGATGGGGTCGCGGAACAGGCCGTTGATGCCTTTGTAGGAGTTGTGAGGGTCGGTGTTGAAGTAGTTGCGAATGGCAATGGTTTCATAGCCTTCCTTACGGAGGTCTGCCAAAGCCGATTTCACTCCGTCACTGAACTTCTTCTCATCCAACGCCAAGGTGTAGCGAATTGAATCCTTGACCGCCAGCGATGCCTGCTGTTCGGCTTCGGACTTGGGGCCAACGAAGTCTCGTGCGTCAAGGGCAATCTTGCGAGCCAGCGAATCTGCGCTTTTCAGCACCTTGTCTGGTTTAATGCGCTGCGCCCCTACTTCGGTAGCAGTCTCGGCAATCTCTTTGGTGATGCCCGGTTCGTTCTTCGCTGCCCTGCGATGCAGGGCTGAAGCCAAGAACGTTGCTACTTGGATGCCATTCGTGTACTGGTTCCCGTGGAACAGGTGTCCAACGAGGTCGCCTTTCTCAACTTTGTCGGGCAACGGGACAGGGACATCCTTCAACCCATCTCGGTTTCCAGCAATTGGATTGGGTAAGGCACCCCCTTCTCCAAAGTATGATTCTTTCATATTTACGGAAACTGTGGTGTTTTCAGGCAGAATCATCGAACTGCGATTCAACACCATTGTGTAGTTGTTCGTAGTGTCGTGGTAAGCGTCGAAACCCGCAAGTGCTGGGAGAGTACTGTAAATTTCATAACCACCAAATGCGTCTTCTAGATTAGGAAATGCCTCTCCTATAGACGCAAGAGTTTTTTGTTGTTCTGGTGAAAAGTGTGCTTCGCCGGGAATTTCGTTTATAAACGACCTTTCAATGTAGGCAGCAGTTTCATTGCTCAGCAAGTCGCTATTATGCAGATATGGTTGCTGGTTACTCGGCCTGTCCTTTTGATGGTAATCAGATTGCCAAACATTGGCAGGATTGTCTAATTTGCAACGAAAAATGCAACCATTTGTCCCTTTGTAATTAGCATAACCGGCTGGGGTCAACTTGCCCGGAGAGGTGTAAAACGCTGCTCCATACACGCCACCACCATAACGGGGGACATCCCCGTAGTACATTTGCGACAACTTCGTCATAATGCCACTGCTGCCGTCCGTAAGGCCAGAATAAAGAACCTGTCCCGGCGTATTGGCAAACTGCTTTTCACTGAGTACAGTTGGCCTCTCGGAGTAGCCGAGCATTTGGAGAATTGCTGTACTTGACGGGTCGCTGGACTTGTTTTTTACAGCAATGTCACGCTGTCGCAAGTATTCGGTGGGTTGCAACAGCAAGTTGGTGAGGTTTTCTTGAAGCGTTGCCCTTCTTTGTTCGGGGTTGTCTTCCTTCTTGAACACCACTTTGTCGGTGTACTCGGAAACAAGTTTCTTGATGAGCGCAGTTGTCGCCGGTGGAAACTCGCTCTTTGCAGCGATATGCCCAATTGAGGCCGACTTCGGGGCCGGGGCCAACGGTGCCGAGGGCTTTTCCACCTTGGGTTCTGGCTTTGGAGCAGGCTGAGGCTGAGGGGCAGGCGGTGGTGATGGGGCAACAGGCTTTGGCTTGGCTACTTGTGCAGCCTTTGGTGGCTTGGCTGCTGGGATGAGTGGCTTCCGGGGCTTTGGAGCCTTGGCAGCCTTCGGAGCCTTTGCTTTTCCACCAGAAGCATTGAACTTGCCACCGACAGTGACCCACTGGTTCCCGTGGAATTGGTGACCATCCACGTCGCCCTTTTGGACATCCGACTGCTGATAGTCGTATTGCGCTCGGCCACCGGCGAAGCAGGGCCGGATGTCGCCATCAGATTTCACTACATCATCGGACATCCCCGCTGTTGATGGGTCTGACCACTTCTCTGGGAGCAGTGCGCCCTTCTGCTCTGGGAATCCACCACCGAGTTGGGTCATCACGGAGTTTTGACCACGAGTTGCAGTGGTCATTGCCTGACGAGCGAGTGGGCCATACATTGAGGCGTGGCTGGCCCACGCCGCTTCTTCACCATTCCTGTCGAAGTTGCGCCCAGTGGCAGCGTGTCCAAAAGCGTCGTGGACAGCACGGAATTCTTCGATTTCCCGGTTGGTGACGAACGGGTGGCCACCAGTGCTACTGGCAGACAGAACGGCCAAGTGATGGTTGTCGTGAACGTCTGCTGCCATTTCAGCAGCATCCTTGTACGGGTCTTCCTTGACTACTTCGACCTTGACCCCAAGGGTCTTGGTTAGGTACTCAAATTGCTGATGGGTTTCCTTGACGAACTCTCGGTAGGCAGCACGAGTGGATTCATCCACAGACGGCAGTGCAACGTAGTCCTTGGCGATTTCCAAAGCCCGTGACGGGTTGACTTTCACCTTGGAGTAGTCAATGTCGGGTCGCTGCAAGCCGACGCTCTTGGCGTATTCGGCTGCGCCCTTAGCAAGTTCGGCGTTTCCACCAGTCCATTGGTTGCCTCTGAACGGATGTCCCGGCTCGTCGCCCTTGACAACGATTCGGTCTGCCCCCACAACGGATTTCACTACCGTGGCGAACTTGGCCAAGGTTTGGAAAGCCGCGATGAGTTGAGACAAGTTCTGCATCATTGTCTCGTGCTTGTCGCCCATTCCAATCTGGTGGAAGTCAATGGCGAGGTTTGCCAACTTCGGCTGGAGAATGAGCAGCGATTCTGGTGATACTCCGTTGTTCCAAAGGTCGCTAACGAAATCAGGCTTTAGAACACGGGGCCGGAAGTTGCACAAGGCGTGGTCAATGCCCACGATGCGCCCGTCGGGGGTGGAAATCCAATTCTTGGGCCGACGGTCTGCATTGGCGGTGAGGTAGTCGAACAGTTTCAGTGCTGTTCCCTGAGCGTTCTCCGGCAACTCGGTCTGCCCGGCTTCTTCACCAGTCTGGCCGACGATGAACGGCATAATGACGGTCTTGGCACCAGAGCCGTAGAGGTGGCAGTCCCTAACCGGAGCGTTCATTGTTTCGCCCACCAGCGATGCCAAGTACTCCTGCGCTGCCAAGATTTCAGCAGGGTAGAGCCTGCCGGTCTTGTTGCCAACCCAGTCCTTCATCGTCTTGATGATGCCACCAGAGCCATCGGCAAACCGGACGTAGGTGAAACCGTCGTTCTGGTTCCCCTTGAAGCGACCTTCCAAAGGCTCCGTTCCGATTACGTCAGTGTTGGTGAATTTAACAAAGTTCGGTTGGAACGTCACTAGACCATCCTGTCGTACATCTTCTTCGCAGTTGGGTCGTTGCCAGTGACAAAGGGGAACGCCTTTTCCATTACTCCGACGCACTTATCAACAGCATCTTTTTCAAAGGTGGTGTTGTTCTTGGCTGCCTGCAAATCCTTCAGGCCGGTGTACATCTGGGTCAACCTATCGGAGTTTATGCGCTTCAACACAGCAAATTGCACAAGGTCGGAGGACTGTGGTGGAAAAGGCTCGTGACGGGCGTTTCCCAAGCAAAGCGAGTGGTCAATCGCTACGACTTGGCTATCCTGAGTGACCCAGTTGCGGGGGGTCAGATTGGTGTACATAAAGTTTCCAAAATGACGGTCACCGTTGCCAATCAACTTGTCGAAAAAGTACATTTCGTTTCGCTGCTGGTTGCACTCCGATGAAACATTGTCTGCTCCACGACTGTCAAATGCTGTTTCACCCTTGATGAGGGGCATCACAATCTTCTTCGGCTCACCCGGAACCGGCTCAGCCTTGGCAATTGAAATACCCATCGCTGCGCCGATTTTTCCAGCAGCGACTTCGGCCTTAGCAAGTTGTTTTGGGGAATTTTTTCCCCATTCTGCTAGACCCTTCACCACACCGGCACTGCCATCCTTCATCGTGACGAGTTGCAGTCCAGTGTTCTGCGCTCCACCCTTGGAACCTAACTTCTTGTCGTAGGAAGCAATTTCGTTGGTGGCCAGAACCTTGGGGCCGGGTTCATTCCAGTCCTTGACGGCTGGCTTCAGGGATTGCTGAGGCTCAGGGAGTTTTACTGGCGGTGGAGTTGGCTTTGGTGTTTCGGGGCGTGGTGGGGTAGGAGCCGGGGGCTTGGGGGCTGCAACACGGCGTGGGGCTGGTGCTGGCTTTGGCGCGGCTGCCCTGCGCTGACCGGCAGGCTTCGGCTTCGCTGCTGGTCGGGGCTTTCCACCACCTGCATTGAACTTTCCTGAACCGTTAATCCACTGATTGCCGTGGAATTCGTGACCTACAACGTCACCTTTAAGGATTTCGAGAATTTGTCGGAAGTTCATACCATTTCACCCATTTAAAGACTACTTGATGATTTTGGGGAAAGCCTGCTCCAGTGTTGCTTGCATTACCTTGACTTTTGGAAGTTCCTCTTGGTTCAGGGTTCCACCACTGATGAGAGACTTCAGGGACTTGTTGATTTGGTTCAATCGGGACGGCTTAATGCTGTACTGGGTCACAACGCTTTGGAGTTCTCGTGAACTTGGTGGAAACAAGGAACGGAACGCCAGCGAATGGTCAATGCCGACCAGTTTGGAATCTGGGGTGATTGCGTCGGCAATGGTCAATCCCTGCTTCAGGCGAACGGTTTGGGAGCCGTCTTTCTTTGTGAACGGCTCAAAGGCAGTCGGGTTGGTGTTCGTGACCATCACGTTCTCGCAGTGTCGGTCACCGTTGCCGACCATTGTGTCGAACAGGCGCATTTCACCAAGGGCTGCACGGAATTGGGGCGGGTACCCGTCGGGGTCGCCAGTGCCGGGGTTAAAGTTCTCTTTCCGCATCATTGCCATCGGCCCGCAGCAAGTTGCCCACGTCTCGCCCTGCACCCACGGCTGGATTACAGCATCCTTTTGGCCGGGAACGCCGATACAGTCACGAATAGGCGCACCGATAGCCTGTCCGATTTTGGATGACAGCACTTCGGCTTTCGCCATTTCTTCTGCTGGAATCCCGTTCCATTGCCCGATGGTCTTCGCTACACCCTTGGAGCCGTCATCGAAGGTGACTTTGCCCATCTTGATTTGCTGCGCTCCACCGAGATGCAGAGATTCATCGTTGTTCTGTATCTTTTCACTGGTGAAGGGTAAGAATCCCTTGCCCGGCTTAAAGGGTGGCTCTTTGGCTTCCTTTGGTGATGGGGCGTAGTCGGCAGGCGTTGATGTCGGCTGCTTCTGAGCATTGAGGTGGTTGTTGATGATGGACAACAACACGCTGTTCAGGTCACGCTGCTTTGGATTCTTCGCTGCTGGCTTCTGAGGGGCAGGGCGTGGGGCTGGTTGCTTCTTTGGGGCTGCTGGCTGACGAACTGCTGCCTTGGGCTTCTTTCCACCACCACGGGGTTTGTTGCCCTTGACGTTGAACCCACCGGCTTCGTTGACCCACTGATTACCGTGAAAGTCGTGTCCGGGTACATCACCTTTCAGAATTGTGGTGATGCTTCTCCAGTCCATTAGTCAACTGTCCACGTCGTAGGCTCGTCGGTGGCGAACATCAGTCCGTTGCTCCAACCGTTCAGGTAGTCGTAGATTTCACTGTCCGTGAAGTTGTCCATCCCGTCGTTGGCTGCACGGTCACGGATGGCCTGCACCATATTGGCTGCGGTTCCCTCATCGGCAGTCAGAACGCCGTTTTCCAGCGTGGCAGTCCCGTAGCAACCGTTTTCGGGCATCGAAACGTTGTAGAAGTAGAGCATCTTGGCTTCGGGAGCCGGGGTTGCGTCTTTCTTCAGGTTGGTGAAAATGTCTCTAGCCTTCATCGCTGCTCCTATTTGACGTAGTTCTTCGGTGACTGGCCGAACCCAAGGTAAAGGCTACCAGTCGGGGTTGGAGGTGGTGATACTGGCTTCTGGCCGTTCACGAGTTGCCAACGGTTGTCAATGGGGCGTGAGCAGGTAGAGCAGACGTACACCGGCGCACCGGTCACGAACTGGCCGTTGAACGAACCGTCTGCGTTTCTACCAATCCACTGCTCTGGCACCCTGACAGTGTTCTGATGCCCTGAAGCGCAGTGAGCCGTAAAGAGGGCGTTGTAAGGGTCGAATCGAACGATTCCACCTTTGGAATGTTGGTTGCCTCGGAAGACGTGACCCTGCAAGTCCCCCTTGAAGAACAAGTACTCGGAAAGGAGCGTCGAAGTGATGAAGTCCAGTGCCTTCTTGGTTGCCGTCGGCTTCCCTTGCCCTTGGTTCTCGGCGTTGTTGGCGTTAGCCCACTGGGTGGTGAGTTTCAACGCTTCGCCGTGGTTCACCGACAGTCGGTAGACAGGCATCTTGGCTCCGTTGTGGAAGTGGATGCCAACTGCTGCTGCCCAAGTGTGGTGACCGTCAAGGACGTAGCCATCTTTGGAAATGAGAATCCTCATCTTGTCCGGGATGGCACTGTCCTTGAAAGACCGGAAGATGGCAGCAGATTTCACTGCAAACACTTCCTTCTGCACGGGCTTCAAGGTAGTTGGGTCAACGTCTTCCTTGGTTGCCGTCACGCCGTTGTTCTTCTCCAAGTCGCTGAGGAACTGTGGGCGTTGTTCGGTTTCCACCTGAGGCATATCCACTCGTGCGATGCCCAGACCGTCCTTGCCCATCAACCGTGTTCCGTCAATGCGAAGTTCCGTAATGTCGGACTTCAGGAACTCGTGGCCGATTCCACCCTTCATCCCCTCAAAAAAAGTTTCCAAGTTCTTCTCGTCAATGACGGGTTGCTTCCCGTCGTTCAGGCTTTTCAGCACTTTGACGGCAAACTGCCTTCTGTCTTCCCTTGTATCGCCCTTTGGAGTGAGAACTCGTTCTCCCAAGTCTTGGCTCGTGGGGTTTGGCTTCACGCCTTCCAGTGGTGATTTATTGTCCGGGGCAGTGTTGCCTTCGCCACCTGTCCACTGATTCCCACGAAAGGGGTGGCCGGGGTCATCTCCCTTAGTGAGAGCGAGTTGGCCCGTGTTGGTGCTGATGAAGTCCTTGTTTCGTTCCCACGACTTGTCGGCCTGTGCGCTGGCTGCTGCTGCCTTCGCTGCTGATGCTGGAACAATTTTGAAGTTTTTCCCAGCCCGCAGGTACTTTTCGATAGCATCTGCCGTTGCTGAATTGGCTGAGTAGGCCCGCCACTGGTCACTGGCGAGCGACGAGAGGAACCTAGCCTTGTCGCTTTGCAAGCCTTCTGGGACGTTATGGATGGATGAGACGATTTGCTTCCAACGGTCTTGGTGAATGTCGGCAATGTCTCTGGCTTCGTTGATGAGTGGGCCTGCCGATGCCGGGTCAATGTAGGTCTTCTTGCTCAGTTTGGAAGACAACTTTTCAGCACGGCCTGACGCTTCTCCACCCGTGAACTGATTTCCGTGGAAGATGTGTCCGAGGAAGTCGCCCTTTTGGATTTCACTGCCCACAACCGACTTGGCCCACGAGTAGCCAGCATCGCCACCCCACGCATACCACGCCACCTTGCCGGGGCTTGGCTCATCCCAGTGTGGTGAATCCTTGTCGCCCTGATGACGGTCAAAATAGGCCTTCATACGCTTCAGGGTGTCCATAGACACAGCGTGGCCGTTGGCGAGGTCTGAGGCTCGTTTACGGCCCACTGAGGTGAATCCGTCGCCAGCCTTTCCATCCTTCATCCACGCCAAAGCCTTCTTCGCTGCTTCTTGAACGCCCTTTGGAGGGGTAAAGGATTCTGACTTTGCTACAGGCTTCCTGTAGGTTCCACCACGACGCTTGTACTCTTGGACAACCCAGCCGTTTGCGACTGCTGATGGGTAGACATCGAACTTCTTCTTTGCGTCTGCCTTGACCCGGCTGTAGAGTTTCTTGTTCGCTGGCTCGCCCTTGCGGTCAGAAATGATGCCCGTGTAGTCGGTATCGTCATCGGCTTTGGAGATTTCACTTTCGGCGTGGCCTGCTGGCTCCCCGGTTGCTCCAATATGACGCAGTTGGCAAAAGCCTTCGGGGTTGTCAATATACTTTCCAGCAATAGCGACGCATTGCTCAAAGTCTCCGGGCTGGCCCCAGTCAATCTGGCCATCAGCACCGTCTTCGTACCAGTCAATTAAGCCAGAAGCATCTCCGGCCTTGTGGATTTCAAATGTACGAGCGAACTTGACCCACGAAAGAATTTGACCATCGGAAGACATAAGTTCTCCTAGAAATAGCAAGTGCCACTACTTTATCCCAGACTTCGGGATTTCAGTAGTGGCACTGCTACGACAATGTGTGGATTTACTGGCCAGCAGCCTTGCGACTTGCGAGGTCGGCTTGGTACGCAGCACCAGCCTTCAGGTCAGTACGGATGCGGTCAGCCTCGCCGTAGTGGAAGCCTTGGGACTGGACACCGGCAGGCATATTCTTGCCCGACTTCACGTCCGGGTGGTCAGCGTGTTCCTTCAGAACCGTGCTGATTCCGTAGTGTGCGCCAGCACCCTTTTCAAAGTGGCCCTTGGATTCCAAGAACTTGGCAGCAGCAGCAGCGTGTTGGCCAGCAGCCTTCAGCGCACGACCATCGGCCATTGCCTTGACACCGTTAGCGAGGTGGCCTTCGGCAGCCTTGGCGTAGCGAGCCATCTTGGACTTCCAGCCTTCCTTGATGCCACGAGCAGAGGTGGAAACGCCACCGGTGTACTGGTTGCCGTTGAACGGGTGACCGGGCTGTGCGCCAGAACCCTCGCCACCCTTGGTGAAGATGTAGTTCTGGTAGGCAGCCGACTTTTGGAAGTCACGGGTAAGCAACGCCTCGGTGCTGAAAGCGTTCTTCATCATCGGGTGTTCCGGGTTGTCCGGGTAGTCGTAAATCGAACCCAGAACCATTTCGTCAGAGACGGCAGCAGCGCCCTTGCAGGTGGGGCAAGATTCCTCGCCGTGCCCCATACAGGATGGGCAGAGGTTCCTCAGCGCAGCCGGGACTGCTTCGTTGTAAGTATCGGCCATCGCCGCGTCCTTTCGGAGTGATTTGGTGGTGGAATCTGACCAAGATTCGGGAAGTTGGTCAGTCGCATTCAGGGCCTTTGCCTGTGCGATGATGTGCGCCTTGACCGCATCTGGGTTCTTGGCACGACCATACGACGAGATGGCGTTCTTCAGGTCGCCAACCGTCTTGATTGGGTAGGAGCCGTCGGGCATAGCCTTACCCTTTTCAGCGAGGTCTTGACGCTCCGTGTCCGAAACTTCACGCTTGGCGATGTCACGAAGACCTTCCAAAGCAGACTTGACGAGCGACAGTTCGTCAACAGCCTTTTCAGCAGCCTTGTCAGCGTCACGGTAGCCAGCGAGCGTGTTGTTGTAAATTGAGCGCAGTTCTTCGCGGTTCGATGCGCCCTTCTCAACGGCAGTGAAGTAGGCGATTTCAGCGGCCTTCATCTGCTCGGTGGCCTTCACAAGACGGAAGTTGGCGTTGTCAACTGCTGAAAGAGCCTCAACTTCCATACGGGCAGCCTTGGCAATCTGGTCGCCAGCGATGCGCCCAGCCACCTCGTCACGGCCCTTTTGGTAAAAGGTCACAACGTCTGGCGTGGTGTTTGGAACTTGAATCATACGAGAAATCCTTTCGCGTCTTTAGAAAGACTACACCGAGAATTGGAAATACTTACTAGCCTTCTTCGTGCAGTATGTCGTGGAGGGGGTGGTCTTTCGGAAGACCGCCTGCGTACTTGTTCCCTTGGAAAGCGTGACCCTGCGTAATGTCGGGGCTACCCGCACCACCACTACCAAGACCACTGGTGTGGTACGACGAATCAGGCCTGCTTGGTGAAACGTCCGGCGTACCCATTTGACCCATTGGGCCTTCGGCGTGGCCGACCTTTCCACTACCTGCATCCGGGGTACCCTCACGGTATTGGCGGCCGGGGTCGTTGTAGCGACTGACCATTGCGGCCCAACGGTCACGTCCAGCATCGCCTTGACGGTGCAGTTCGGGGTTAGAAGTGGTGTTCGGGCCACTGCCGGAACCCTGCGTGTACTGGTTGCCGTGGAACTCGTGGCCAGCCATATCCTTGATGACATCGTAGCCAAAGGACTTCAAAATCCACTCTGCGATTTCTGCGTTGGAAACAGTCATTTCACTGCCCTTTCTTAGATTTCCGAAATGCCCACGGAAATCGTGGCGTTAGTTGCAATCCCGTTGATTTGTCCACTGAACTGATTGGAAAACCAACTGGAACTTGGTTGTACTCCGATTCCAGCACCCGTGGCTGCCGTGCCACCGAGAGAGAGCCAGAGAATGTTGCCAGCCGTGCTGGAACCGTTTGTAATCCAAACGCCCTGACGTTGCTGGTTGGCGACCAAAAGCGTGGTTCCACCAGAAGCAGTAGAGCAAGAGACGCTACTGCCCGGTGTGTTTGCCCACAGCGAAGTTTGGTTTGGTGAAGTAGTGGCCATTTATTAGTACGTCACACGGCTATTTGCTCGTTGGCCTGCCTTCATCGTGTCTTCAGTCAGTGCAGCAGCAGCGTGGCTAGCAGCCTCGGCGTGGTCAAGTCGTGACTTCTCCCAAGCGCCGGGATGGACGGTGTTACTGAATGGCGCTGCGTCAATGTGGGCCTGTGCAGCAGCGAAATGGGCTTGTGCAGCAAGTTCGGCACCACGAATGCCATCTTTGACCATCTGGCTTGTGGCCGATGCTGGGTCAGCCTTGGCATCTTCGGCAGCCTTCAGGAGTTCTTTGCCAATAGCGATGTGTCTATCAAGAATACTCTGATGAATACTGGTCTGGGGAACGCCTGCTCGCTCATTAGCACGAATGTCACTTGCTGCCGTCGCTACATTGCGCGCATTTTGCCAAGGAGCGAGGTCGTTGGGGCCATCACCACGGCCACCGCCAGTGGCGTACTGGTTCCCCTCAAAAGGGTGGCCAGCCTGTGCGCCACTGCCGGGGCCACCCTTCGCCAGAAAGTAAGGTGCGCCACTGGGAAGTTGGATATCAGGAGTTTGCCATCCCAGTGCAGCAGTGGTTTGTGGGCCAGAAGCAGCGACAGTTGCCTTTGCAGCAGCGTTGCTCGCAGCAGAAACTTGGGAAGCGGTCGGCTTCTTCTCGTCAAGACCCAAGCGTCCACCCCACTCACCCTGAGCCTTTAGCACGGTTTCAGAAGCAGCGAGGTGCGCTGAAGAAGCCTTGTCGTGGAGTTGCGCTTCCTTTTCCATTTGCTTTGCCAGCGCAACGTTGCCCATCCCATTGAGGGCAACTGCATTGGCTTGCTCGTGAAGATATTTTGCCATCTTGTTGTGGTAGCCAGCGTGGTCAACGTGAGCCTGAGCGATGTCCTTTGCCGTGTATGGTGAAATGTTCCCTCGGTTCTTCGTGACGAACTGGGCCAGACGAGTTGCCGTGTCCTGTGCGCTACCTTGGGTGTATTGGTTCCCACGAAACTCGTGTCCCGGAAGGTCACCTTTGAGGATTTCAGTGAGTGACTTGCCGATTGGGTCAAGTGCGTCTGGGTGGAATGGGTTCTGGGTCATTTTTTGTCCTAACCGAGTGAGGCTTGGAGTTGCCAAGCCCATTTGTCGTGCATTTCGATTCGGCCAGCGAGGAAGTTTGCAATTCCCTGCTTACCAGTATTGCTAGCGATTTGGAACGCCGAGTTCAGGCTTTCCAGCACACCGTTGTTTACTGCGATGAGGTCGGTCACGAGCGTCGTGTGGTCGTAATCGGCAACCGGGATGTCCGACACCGAAGCGATTCCAGCAAGGTCAGTCAACCGGAAAGGGGCGAACACGCCGACCTTGCGGAGGTTTTCACCAAGACCGTCAAGGCTTTCCCACACGTCGTTGTAGATTTCCTCAAACTTTGCGTGGTACTGGGGGAAGTCGGTGCCGACGATGTTCCAATGAAAAGCGTGGACGCGGTGATACATCACAGTGGCATCAGCGAGACAAGTCGCCAACGCCACCGGAAGTGTCACTGAGCCATCCTTTTCAACCAGCATTACTAAGCCGATTCTGCCTGCGGGATGGCACCGGAGATGGCAGCACTCATACGGTGTGCGCCGATTTCACTCTCGTTGTTCATTGCCGTGGTTGCAGCCTTGACTGCCTCACTGTGGCTCGCCTGAGCCTTCATTGCAAGAAGCGAGAGGGTGTGGGCATCAGCACCCGAACGGAGCGCAGAAGCGTAGGCACGAACGTCCTTGTTGGCGATTTCAGCAGTGTCGCCAGCGTGGTGGGCAGCAGCGTAGCCAGTCTTCGCAGTCTGGTGAAGCATCGGGTCTGCGCCGTTGGTGTTGAGCCGAGCAGCAGCCCAAGCGTAGTGACGAGCAGCAGTGTTGAAGTGGCGCATTGCGACACCGTGGCTACCACGCATCAACGCAGCCTGAGCAGCAGCCATATGTGACGATGCAGCGTCAAGGTGCTGACCGTGGCTCCACGACTTTTCGCCTTCTGGGTTGTCGTGGCTCCGAGACTGTGGGACACCACCGGTGGTGCCGTTGCCACGGAATGGGTGTCCCTCGTGTTCACCCGAACCGGGGCCACCCTTCGCCAGAACCAGCCATTCCTCAATTTGCGAATCGTAATCCGACATTTGGACTTCCTTTACTAAGTCGTGGTTGCAATAATGCTACCAATGGTTTTGCTTTTCAGTAGTTGTAGTGAGGTGCGCCACTGGGGAAGGACGAAGACACTGGAGCAAGCCCCGTGTCCCCTGCCAAATTGAGTGCTTGGTCAGTAGCCTCATTTGCGCCACGGCTTGCTCTAACGGCTGGGAAAGCGGCGTCAATACTTTCTTGACCAATTCCCTTTTCAGCAGTCACTTTGGCTGCTTCTTCGTGTGCCTGAGCCGCCTCTGCGTGAAGTTCAGCGGCGTGACGCAAAGAACTGGAGGTAATGGGGTGCTGGCTATCTAAGGCTTTTTGAGCAAGGTCGCGCAACTTGCTAGACATATCACGGTGTAGCGATGCTGCGATTTCGTGCTGTGCCGACACACTCTCTGGGTCGGCTTCGTCATCGTGCTGAAGATGCAAGTTGTTTGCAATCTTTAGGTGGTCGTTCGCACTGCGTGCTTCGGCATACTGATTACCGTGGAATTCGTGGCCGGGAACGTCTCCCTTTTG